GTGTAAGTTCAGTTGGGCCTTTCATGGAGTTTTTCATTTCCATCTCAATCGGCAAAACACAGCGTCTGCTTCGGATCGAAACAGAAAATAGCACTTTCGATGCAGATCCCAGTCACTGGTCCCTGCAATAACTGACTGCCAACGCTTGCGTTTGACGCCAAATGTTTGGTAGCACCAAGTATCAACCTCGTATCTCTGCCTTAATTCCACTTGAACGTGGTGACAGTAGATTTCTCGCTGATGACGATTTAGATATTTGAGATAAGACATGTTATTTCCAATCAGAAAAGAATTTATGAAAATCAGCTTCACTGACGCTATTCACGTCTTCGCCCGCTGGCATCTGCAAACTTTCATGCCCATACTTGGCCAGCTTGCGACCAGCAGCATCACCGTCCATCACTGCCACTCGATGATGGGGCAAGGTGTTTAACCAACTGCGAAGGTGTTTGGGGTCATTGGCAACCACTTTATTTAATTTTAGCATATTCATGTTTCTTTCACAAGATGCATAAATAAAAATGTGGTTCGCGGTGCAGCAAACACCCAACCACTCTACCGGCACAGGAGGCCCAGCAGCAATGATATTTATTGATAACAAGTATACCCGTTGGTATTATGCAATTGTGGAACGAGCTCAAAAAAGAGCATCAACCAGAAAACAAGCCAAAGAGTTATTAGAGTATATCGAACAGCATCACGTTATACCAAAATCGTTTTATTTAGGTAATAAACATAGTACACAAGGATGGTTAGACGGCGATCCGAATTCTTCTTCTAACTTAGTGTATTTGACTGCTAAAGAACATTTTATTTGTCATTTATTATTAATTAGGATGACGAATGGAAAAGCAAAAATGATGATGAGTTTTGCTTTGCGGGCAATGCGTTCTTGGAGAAATAAAAATCATAAACGATATAAAATATCGTCCATATGGTACGAATTAAGCAAAGTTACTAAGATTTCTCATTCTGAAGAATCTCGAAAGAAGATTAGCGAGTCTGGATTAGGCAGAGTTCCGTGGAACAAAGGATCAAAAGGAAACATTCCCTGGAACAAAGGAAAAGTTGGTGTTTCAGAAGAGACTCGAGAAAAAAATGAGTAAAGCAGCGTCGAGCCGAAAGCAATCTCAAGAAACTATCCAAAAACGAAGTAATGCTGTTCGAGCCAAAAAATTAGATCCTAGTTATCAGAGACCAAAAATTTCACAGGAACTAAGAGATCAAATTTCTGCTAAATTAAAAGGAAGAAAGTTATCTCCTGAAACATTAGCGAAGCGAAAGTCAACAGTTGAAAAGAAAAAATTAGAAAAATTATCTCAAAAATTTTCCGAAGATTAAGTTAAACTGCTCATCAGACAATGAACCAACATCTTCTTTTTCTGGAAGATATATTACTTCGTTACCGTATTTGGCTAATTTTTTACCAGCAGAATCTCCATCGCAAACTGCAATTAATTTGTGTGGTAACACACTAATCCAATTACGCAAATGTTTTGGGTCATTTGAAATGACTGCTATAGACTGCAAGCCGTGCCACGATAATCGGCAAGAATCAAATACGCCCTCTACTAGGAACAGATCACCGCCCCGCCAATCCACACTCTCCAAACCCCACACACCCACCTTGTTCTCGCCAAACCAAGTGTGATAGCGGGTATGCTCGCCATTGTTGTGCAAACGTGGTGCACCGGGCTCGTACTTTTGGTAGCCCACCATTTGCCCACTGAAATTCCACATGGCAAAGGTTGCGCTCACACCTTCCTCAATCCATACTCCGCTGTATCGATCAGGATCAAACCAGCGGCTCAGTAGATGTTCGCGCATAATCTTATATTAGCACATTAGGAATCAGATGTCAATCAGATTAAAAATTTCATCAAAAACAGCAGATGCTTCTGATCGTCCACAATTTCATATGATTCATATGTTGGTTCGAGTAGTCTCACACCAAATTTATCTTCCAACCATTCATCAAAATGTTTTGTATTCTGAATGTATTTTACATTGGAGTCCTTGTACATGTCATAAAAATATTCAGATGCTCTCACAATGCGACAAAATTGTGTCATATTTTGTTACACTTTATAATCTACAATTTCAATTTCAAACTCACCGGTCTGTTTATGGGAAGATTCCAGCTGTCGTGATCGTCTGTATTCTACTGCTTGATCATAGTCTGCAAAGGCTTGCTCAATTACCTGAATCTGATTGGCTTGAGTGAAAACAACTAGATAGATTTTATTCATAAACATTTCCTCTCCAAATTTATTAGATCATCAATTTCATCCAAGCAGCGTCTGATTCTCTTTCAAAGAGCACAGTGATGAACTTGCTGTGAGCTTGGTATCTGTAAGGACCAAAATTTTGCTTGGCAAATTCTTCAAATGCAGCTGACAAATATGCTCGTCCAGCATAAACAACAAAATTACCAGACCGAGTAGTTACCCATTTAGAATCAATTGGGAGTCGAACTTTGTGTAGTCTGTGCATGTTAGTTAGATAAAATCTTCCACATTAATTCGGCGTCAGTCATCATGTTTTTCCTGCGATTCTTTGCCCACTCTGTTTCAACACCAGCCAACCGTTCCAGCTGCATGCGAGATCCACTGAGTGAACTGTAGCATTTATGGTACAATTTGCCTTTGAACACAATGCGTGGACTGTAATCGTCTGCTATGTAGCCCACTCGATCGCCGTTCACGTAGAGGGTCCAATAACTTCTGCCGCCTCTTTTAGTCCTCTTCCAAGTTGCGTTCATATTTTTAAATTGGACCACTCAATTTAAGTATAATATTATCAGTAGTCAGTGTCAATCACACACCAGCCAAAAATTGGGTCAGATTGTTGCCACACAGAGTTAACCAGAAACTGGCTTTTGAATCAAATATCCAGATACTTTGTAATGTCTGTTGTTTGAGACCGTTAGAGCTAGTGATTATAAACCAGGGAAAATTCATGCGATACAGGGACTGTGTTAGTTTGGGGGTCATTATGAGATTTTGATCTGTCAGCGTACATTTGAATGATGGAATAAATTCTGGTTTACAAAGCATCTGCCTCAATCCTGGCATACTAAGTCTCCATTTGTGACTGTCAATGGAGTTGTGCCACCATATTTGTTTGTATGACTTCAGTGTGGTGTTATCAGGCATCAGGCGATTTTTTTCCTGATAATGCTGATACATCTGCTCACTGAATTCATCTCTGGTCATGGGAAAATCTGTTGTCCTTGGTTCAGCAATACCACAGTAAAATCCTGACTGTCAAATAGTGTATTCAATTTTCGAGCCAGGTTCACGGCATGACCAGGATTAGCAAAACTGGTTTTTCGATACTTCGGTCCTGGATAGCTGATCAATGTATTCACTGTTTTGAGGTTTATGGGCTGGCCCTGGTAGAACACCGCCCAGATCCCCTGACTTGCTAAAATCTGTTCACTACGATAAAGTCCCTGTGATTTTTCTATAAGAATTTGAGGTTTAGGTCGGCTCATTGATAAAAATCTCTCTGAGGTATTTATAGAAAAATTACCAAGTTCCGCCGTTTAAACCTCCAGAAGAATCAGGCTTTTGAGCCAGGAGTTGATTTTGCAGTGCAGATATTTTATCCAGCAATGCAAATACTTCATTATGCAGCAAACGAGCTTCAGTAGCAGTCAGAGTAATATTACTGGTTCGGTTTAGGTTCAGTAACTTTACTCGATCATTGAGCAGTTTGATATAAGGGGTCATTTTGGATAATTTGATGGCGTGCTAACAGATCCTGTTTGTTCATGTAGGGGCCGTAATAGCTGTACCGATCCAGCGTGATTAGTTTGGGGCAGAACATTCTTTTCCAACCCTGTTTGTTTACCAAATAATATCCGGCACACAATTTACTCTTGCTATCTGCGTCAGATGTAAACAGCGGCAGACGACGATGAACATCGAATTCAGGATTGTGTGCTGGGTTGCGAGTTGGATAACCAAAAACATCACAGGATTTTTCTGGTTTGGTTACTGTGATTTCCTGCCATTCGATGTCAAAATCATGCTCAATGTCTTTGAGTTTCTGAAACTGTTTGGTACCATTGGGAGTTTGTAGAACTACGCCTTGTGCATTGACGGTGATGTTACCTACCTTGCGGCCATTGTGTTGTACAATCCAGAATGTGTCGGAAACATTTTTGGCTGTTAGCTTAGACATCTGAGTTTTCCTCCTTGTTGGATGAATTGTTTTCTATTAGGTTTGTGGCTCTGATAAATCCCTGATTCCAGCCACGCAAATACCCAGCATAACTGGAACAAAAAGCCAATGTGAGTAATGGTGCTAACTCTCTTAGCAATTGAGATGTTTGAAAATTGCCAGTGAACAAATCTTGTAAGGTCATATTATTTTTCTGGTATTCCTGCGGACAAACTGGCGATGACCACCAGTTGCTCTAGTGAGTCTGTAAATGTTTTGAGTGCGTCAGCAACTGCGGGCGAATCTTGTGCTTGTTGACGCCAGATATCCTGTTGTTTTCTTTGTTTGTGAATCCATTCCACGATTTCTCTTCCACGAATATTCCATGAAATACTATAGTGAGTATTGGGTATTTGATGCCACAGCCCGTTGGACACGAATCCCAGTCCATACCCTTCTCTCCAGCGTACCTCTCTGAGAGAGTCTGAAATATAATCAGTACAGATACTACTAATGGTAGTATCTGTACTGGTTACTTCGATAAGACCAGTGTTATCCTGGATATAAATTGATCTAGTGCTCATTCTGGTAATGCTGCTCCCAGTATTTGGCCCCAAGTGGAGGCCTGTTCGCTCAATCGGTTGAGATCAAAACGACCACAAAACTTCAAAAACTGAGCTCCCACCATGGGGCGGTTCAGCGATTGAACTGAGTTGATTGTTTGTTGTATTTTTTCACGAATATGATCAGGTTGAGCACTGAGATCCACCAGAACTCGGTTGCGATGATAATCATCCAGTACACGATGCTCGTTGCCCTCGTGATCCACCCAACGCTGAAGCATCAGGTTGTTCCAGGCCCAGCCCTGAATTTTACGGTCAGCAAATGCTTCAGTCAGACCCACTTTGTTTTTTGAACCCTTGGTTCGCACGCCCGGATAGGCGCTGAACACGTTGTCAGTGGTGTCGCCGCGTATACACTTTTCAAACAGCAACCATTCAGGATCAGGTGTAGTTTTGGGCAAGCCAGTCTTGCGATCTTTCACTGGCTTGCCCAGACGATCAAAGATGCCTTCCAGAGTAATTAACTCTTCAGAAACACCATTGTACTGGCGAACATTGGGAGCCAACAGTTGAACATAATCGCTGTCACTGCTCACAATCACATGCTGATCATTGGGTCGGGATTGAATCCATCCAGCAATGAGATCATCAGCTTCCAATGCAGAGTTTTGTAGCACAGTGACATTGGTGCGATCTCGCAGGAATGCAGCCAATGAATCGTTTGCATCCCAGAACATCTGATCTTCAGCCTGCTGGGCAGGAGTGGCTGCGTTGCGAGCATCAACACGGTTGCGTTTGTAGGGTTGATAAAAATCTTTGCGCCAGGAGCGACCCTCTAGTGCAATTACCACATGATTGGCCCGATGTTGCCGCCAACAACTGGCAATGCTGCTCAGTGTTACGTGGATAGCCAATCCCACTTTTTCTTCTGGGGATTGAGCCTTGTGTGCTGAATGCCGAGCACGGTAGAACGTATTTGCCAAATCTACAATCAGAAATGTCATAAAAGTATTATAGCAATTATTGATATCAATGTCAACCGATTTCGGTTCGGCCGTTACCTAAATCTCTACGAGTCACTCGGTTGGTGGGATCGGCTTGATCCTGCTCCCAGGTTTCATCTACAACATGCCGGCAGATACCTCTGAACCATTGATCCACTAATTGTTCTTCAGTTTCCCCCTGATAACCACTTACCAACAGTTGTTTGATAAAGTATTCATTCCAGTCCAATTCAAAACTCCCCAGTGTGGGATTTTTGGGATCAAAGTCCAGACCCAACACATTCACATAAGGACGTTTTTCAGCAGTGGCTTGTTCTTTGGCACTCAACACCGCAGGTTCAGGTTTGGGCTTGGGAATTCGCTTGGCCCTGGGTTTGGCTGGTTTCGGTGTTTCAGCTGGAGGTCCAGGCTCAGGCAATGGCTCAGAGTTCCAGGGCCAACGTATCTGTGCAAATTTACTGAGAATGGGCATTACCGACTCCATTTCATTATTTTTAGCATATTTTATAGCCCCCACTTTGTTACTAAATTGTAACCTGCTTTTTTAATTTGATTTTCTATCAACATAGTTTTTTCGTACAAATCTTTCATTTTAACTTTAAGAATAGGGTGAATTAGTTCTGGATCAAAAGTGTAAATGCATCCATGCCAAAATTTTCCATGATATAAAAATACTGTATTTGTTTCAGGATCAAAACCATCAACGCTATACTTTATATCTTCTAACCATTTTTGCCTAACTGGTACCTCCAATGAGTCTAACCATTTTGTTTCATTTTTTGAAACGAATCTTGCTCTTCCTGCATCAAATTGCTTTTTTCTTGCAATTTTTATCATCTTTAGTCCTGCATTACGTTTGTTTTCTTTACCACAATGAGGACATCCAACTCCGACATTTAACGAACTCATCCATTGACTAAAATATAAATTATGCTTCTTACAGAATATATTGTGTAGTTTTCTATCATCTAATAAAAAAGAATCTTTAAAACACAATTCCTTTAAGATAGATTTATATTTTTGTTTTCTATCGTCAAGAGTAACTTTGACTTTTCCCTTTTTTTCTTCGTGATATCCTTTTTTACAACAATGTCTATTTGGTTTAAGTAAACGATATGCGTAAATCTCATTTGTTCCATGATGTTGACATTCAACAGTAACTTTATTCTCCACTCCTTTGTACTCGGACAAAATTTTTATCTTAGGGTTAACTTCAGCAACTTTTTTATGAACTCGTCATGAGTATAAGAACCTTTTTTCATATCCCCATCCTTTCACAAATATTTAGTAAAGGATGGGGATATTTTTACTTAGACCAACTATTTCCCCACAGATCCACATGCAGTCGAGGACTGTAGTAGTAACCACGACGCATGGCTTCTTCAGCAATATTGAACTTGTTTCCGTTGTAGATAACATCCACACCACCCACTGGCATCACATAAACAGGTCCCACGAAACCAGCAGCACGATATTCTGCCACTGCTTGATCAGCTTCAGCAAAATGTTCAGGAGAATCCACTACGAACTTCAGATAAGCAAATCCGTAATTTTCATAGGAAGCCACAACGTCAGGTTTGATAGCATCACTCCAACTCTCACCACTTGCGCTGAGTTTGGGACTTACGCTAAACGTGAAACACGAGTCGCCTTCAAACTGACCAGTGATAAACCTGCCCAAGTCCTGATGAATTTTTTGTGTACCGTTGGTTTCAAAAGTCACATTGCGTAATCCATGCGTGTTTTCATTGTCCAAAATCGCAGGGTACATACTCTGCCAGCCCAGCAAAGGTTCACCGCCTGTGATCACCAAATGTACATCGTTGCCATTGGGTTGAATCCATGTGTTATTGGGTAACAGTTCGTTGAACCGCTCTCGCAATTGTTCTATTGAGTAATCTGGGCTGAGGTGGCGGAATTCTGGGTAGATACTGGCATAAGTATCACAACCAGTACTAACCAGTGGCAAGTCATCAAACACTTTAAACTGATCAATATTTTTGATAACATCGGCTACTTCGGGATTATACTTGTCAGTTACTGGAGTACTGCACCCAAATGACTTGCAACGAAAATTGCATCCAAAAGTTCGCATGAAGATGCTGGGCACTCCAACGTATCGGCCTTCACCTTGTAGACTAAAAAAAAAAAAATTTCCGAGACCTTAATAGTTCGGTTATTACGCATATTAAATTTTTTCCTTTAGTTATGTTTCTGCTTACTATAATAATTATAGCAAATTTTTAAGTTCTAAAAATTTTTTTTCATCCAAAATTACATACAAATCTTGGACCAAATGCCATTCGTATATATTGATGTTTTTGATTTTACCAGTCTTAACATGTTGACATTTGAACAGATATTTTTTGTTACCTAGCGACAAATGCACATTTTTGTCAAACTGATCTTGTGGGACCTGTGATCGAATCCCTGTTTGTTTATTGATTATATTGATCTTACCAGCACAAGGTCCAGCGTAACGTTCTTTGTTGTTTAGAACTTGATCTCTTGAAATTTGTACATATTGACCGGTTGACTTATCTAAAACTGTAGTGAGATTTTTAGTAACTCCCACATATCTTACCCCATCAAAAGGTGAAGGAGAATTTTTAATAAGAACGTCAAAAATGTTTAGTTGTTAACAAAAGGCCTAGCAATAGTAGCACAATGAAGAAAGCGTTTAGAAGATAAAGGCTGGGCTCGCGCATGCGCCACCCAGCCCAAATCCATCCTATACTACCCAGTATGCCCACTAGTTTGTTTAACGGAGTAACATCAAACGCAGTAAGTGTGACACCCACCGCAGTGAGAATAGTACCTAACCATTTAACATAGTTGTCTAGTTGGCTTTGTTTCATATCACACCGTTACAGTGGCTTTGCACTTGCGTGTTTCTTCAATGTCCACAGCAATCAATCTCACACCAGTGTCCTTCAGTTGTTCCGGGCCCACTGTTTCAATCAGATACTGTCCCATGTTTTCAGCTGTAGGATTAAACGGCACAATCACGGTGCCCTGAGGGTCCAGTTTCTTGAGTTCCAGACTCCAGGGATCCTGTTGCCACACAAGGAACTTGTGATCCCACTGTAGTTCTAGCCATTCACACAGATAATTTTTGATTGCAGAGAAATCCATTACCCGGCCCACTGTGTCCAATTTATCAGCTTCCACTGTGAAGTGGATACGATAGTTGTGGCCATGTAAGTGGGCGCATTTGGATTCATGGCCATATACTCGATGGCCGGTGGAAAAGTCGTGATAACGACTTGCAGTAATTTTAGGCATTAGTTGAATGTCTCCTATGTTAATTGTAACACGAGCAGCGGAATTTTTTAAGAGGGACGATGCCCAAAGTCCTCTTGTCTTTTACTTATCTTTTTCAATAATACACACAGGAATTGGTTGCATCTTGTGCTGATTCGCAGTGTGAAAGCGATTGTAAATAGTTAGCACTTCCTGTTGCCGAGGCGTGGGATTCTGAGGATTGGGATTTTCCATGGCCCACTCCAGTTCATCATAACTGGCGCAAAGTTGATCGCCGTCAGTGCGGCCATCATCCCACAACCCATCGGTGGGAGCGGCATCAATGATTCCCTGGTTCAATCCCAGCTCACGTGCTAGGGCATATACTTCACTCTTGTAGAGATCTCCAATGGGGCTGATATCCACGCCACCGTCACCCCACTTGGTGTAGAACCCCACACCAAAGTCTTCTACTCGATTACCCGTGCCCACCACAATACCTTGTTTGCTCTGAGCAATCTGATATAGAGTGATCATCCTGAAGCGGCTACGACTGTTGGCAAAGGCCAGATTGCTGGTAAATTCTGACCCCAAAGATTGCTCAACTTCTTTAGAAAAAGAATCAAAGGCGTCAGTGAGGTTGATGTATAACCCAGTAACATTGGGATATCTGTCAGTTAACCAACTGATATGAGCTTGGGCTCTGAGATTTTCCACGACGTTTTGACGAATGGGCATACTCACGGCATAGACGGGCACTCCGGTCTGTGCGCACAAGGCGCTGACCACTGCACTGTCGATGCCTCCACTAACTCCCACGACCAGACTTTTTAGTTGATGTTTGTTGAGGTAGTCCTGAATCCAGGTCACAATCTGTGTTTGAATATTCATGTTATTGTCCTTTTCTATAGGGTCTTATCAATGATACTACGTTACAACCGTAATGATGGGCTAGAATTTCTGCCATGCGTCTGGCGCCCACTGGGTTAAGACTATGTACTGTGGGAGGATTCACCGGCCAGCAATCGTTGGCCTCCATCCAGCGCACCACATCTAATCCAGTTTTTTCTGTATACTGTCTGGGGTTTACGTTAGAATCGTAATGTTCCCATGCGAGGTCGTGATCAAGGCTACAATTGACCACGGTATAGTTTTCTAAAATTTCAATGGCTTCGCTGTAGTCTAGTGCCACACGCCATCCTCCCACAAACGGGCAAGGTCTTACGTCATCTAACCACAGGTTAGTTTTTGGTTTGTTCATACTTTATATCCGTTCTTTTCCACCCATGCTAGCAGTTCTTTGAAGTCAACAGACAAACAATTGCTCAGAGGACTTTCCTTGTAGCGTGATTGTTTACCGTAAGGGAATCCCAACTCCAATCGTTTAAAAGGGTTTAGCAAAGTTTTAAACTGATTACGTTCGGCAGACTCCATTGCACCACAAATCAAACACTGGCGATATTCGTCGTGCCCATCGTCATAATCCCAACTATAGCTGCCCTTGTACTCACTACAAATCACAACCACTTGTTTGTGTTTGCACTGAATCATTTGCACTGCTAGTGCAGCTGATGCTTGCTGTTTGATTTCGTCAGTTTGTTTTTTCTGTTGCCTAATGGCTTTGGCTAATTGTCTATCTGTCATTTATTACTATAAGTTTAACAGTAACTCAGTATAAAGTAAAGTAATTTGAATAAATAAACATATGCGATTCACGGAATTTTTAGCTGAACTCAGACGAAAAGAAAAACAAAAGTCACCTGAGCCCAAATATCAGGAACTGGGTCACCCTGCTGCTATTGAATATCTCAAAGGCCGTGACCTCAGCAAATACGTGATAACTATGACTGATTTGCCCAAAGTGGGTGTTAACCCCGGATCCACATATAACACTCCCCTGGGCATCTATTTCTATCCAGCCGATTATTATGTGGTCGTGCGAGGCAGAGTGCCTTTTCAAGCTGATGCCAACTACATCAATATTCTGCAATTGACAACCAATAAAATCTTATATCTGAATCAAATGGATACAACCTCAATGACTGCTGCGCTCGATAAACTCAAACAGTTGCCCGCAGTTAAAAACCTTTCAGCTGATCAAAATATTGATCGGCTGATCAAAGATGCAGATCATAAGGCCAGAAAAAAATCAGAGCCAGGAAAATTTTGGTATGTGTTGTGGAAACTGAGTAACCTGCTAGCTGCACACAACTACAAATATGCTGATGAACAAGCTCATAGTGTGTGGAATTCCTTGTTCAGGCAACTGGGGTACGACGTAGTCATTGATCAGGGCGAAAGCATCATTCACGAAAATGAACCCAATCAGGGTTTTATAGTCAATCCACGCGGCACATATCGTTTGGAAAAAACCATCAACAATGTTGGCAGACACACATTGACTAAGAAAAAACTAGGATACGAAGAAAATTCATTAATTAAATCAGCATACAACAATAGTCAGAGAGAAGAGGCCCATCTAAAACTGGTGAACCAAGATCCATATTTGATTAGCAAAATGAAAAACCCCAGCGAGCAAGTGCAAATTATGGCAGTATCCAAAGTTGGTGCATTGCTGAGAGATTTACTGCGAAAGAAAAAAATTGTTGTAAGTGAAAAAGTTGTACTGGCTGCATTGAACAATGATCCAGAAGCGATTCGATTTTTTTATGATCCGAAAATTAACGTACACAAAATTGTACCTACTAGAGAAATGATCCTGCGTTCTGTGAACGAAGCCGGCTATCTGATTAGGTTTATTCCCAACCCCGATACAGAATTACAGATGGCTGCGGTTAAAAACGATTTCCATTCCTACCTGTGGATCGAAGATCCTGACCCAGCAGTAACTGAACTGTATAACAAGCTGAAGTCTCAAAGCAAGTAATTTACTTTTCTGTGTCTTTTAGATAATTACCCAGCCCATTGGGTACACAGTGGCGCACACCGCCACGTGGATCTGCACAATCTCCTGTGCGACGGGGAATCAGATGCACATGTGGCCACATTACAGTTTGACCTGATGCAGCGCCACAATTCAACCCAATGTTGAACCCATCACAATCACCACGTTCCATCATGGCTGAGCCATGATCATAAGCAGCGCCGAACAACATATTGATAAAGCTATAACTATTCCAGGTGGGAATAAACAATATGTGCCCAGTAGTTACTGGATAACGATCAGCCACGATGCAATACAAGTGACCAGCTTTAATCAAACGTTCACGATCCCAGGGCACGATCCCTTGATCAATGGCATCCAGCAAACTGATTTTGCCACTGTTAGGCATTAGGAACTACGCCTCGACTACGTTGTTCCAGTATCAGTGACAGCCGTTGACATTCTTCGGAATTTAGAATGATCTCTTCAAAAGCCCCAAATTGGCTGCGTTTGCCAAAAATATAAGCAATACCAATCTTGAGTCTTTTCCAAAAAGTATGTGGAGTTAGATGAACGTGTATGTAGGTGAATTCATCATCCAGGTCATCACCAAAGAAGTCATTGAAATAACTAATCACAAATTGATGAGTCAAATCTCCACAATCACATACAAACAGGTGATTGGGGTAATCATTAACGCCATTCTTCATTTTCATCAACGAGCCTCCATCCCAAATTCAAGAAATCTGCTAGAATTTCTTGAGTAACCGTGCCTTCCGGCACATGTTTACTTTTGTTAGTTGCATTGTCGTTCCACAATGCATCTTCAGTGGCAATACCACTACAGTAAAAATTCATATAATCTTCATTTAGAGTTGGGTTTGTGGAATTTCTGATATCAGACACAATACGACCAGCAGATCTCCAACTACAATACCAGTGAGAATTTTTTAGAATTTCCCAAACTTCTATTGGTTGCCATGTTGTGTTACATAATGCTGCATAAAGATTTTGAGCATAGTCAAGTTCTAGGCATTTGTTTCGTATCAGATCACTGGACATTAGATCTATCTCTAGTGATCTAGTAGTGTTAAAGGGCATTTGTGTTTGCTCCATATATCAAGTCCACATGCTTTGGCGAACTTTGATCAGTCTGATCATCATGCCAGTGTCTTCTTGCTCGTATTGAGTTTCAATTTCAGTGGTGAGTTTCAGGGCGTGATCACTACGTTGTTTCAGTTCTGGATCAGTGATTTCTGCAAACAATTTTCCATATTTGTCCCGAATTTCATCACATACAGCAGACCAACCACTGGCATCATACGCATCAGGTCTTGCAGGTCTACGCACAGTCCACCATTCGTAGAGGTCCAAAATTTCTTTAGCAGCAATAGCTTGCGGAGTGGGTTTACCAATGTCGGGATGGTTGGGATCACTAAACCATTCGCTGCCGTGCGTGAGGCTGATTTCCCACTTCAAATAATCAACACCAGCTTGAGGAGAACGCCATTCCTGCCAGCGAAACCAATATATCCTCTGCCACCAGGGCATCTGATAACGTGCAGCATCTTCCTTATCGCCCCAGATCACATGCAGGTGTGCTTTTTCAATTTCCACAAAGTCCACCAGTTCAGTGAACATGCCGTGCAGCAGACGTTCATCAAACTCATGCCACTGTCCAGGTTTCAAACCAGTTTTGAGGTAATGAGTTTTAGTGATAAAACGATTTCTCAGATAGTATTTGAGATCACGTATGGGATCAATGGTCCACTCTGCAGGTTTTTCCAGCCAATCAGGCAGTATCTCCGTGATCCAATATGCTACAGGTTTTTCATTTTTAATTTTGATTTGCCATTCATCCCACTCGCCCATGGGGAGAGCATAGGGTTTTTGAACACCCAGATGTTTGCGCAGCCAATTAAAAAGAACAGAATCTGAATAGTGTCTCATATATTAATAATACGTTCTAAAAAGTCAATTAGCAAATTTTTATTGACTTTTTGGTGTTTTTTTCTCCAATTGGGCTATTCTCTGCTCCAGGTCTGCCAGGTGCTGATCGTGCTTTTGGATTTTAGCCATGACATTTTCAGCACGAGTGAAATCTTTGAGATGAAACCGTTGACTAGCCCAATTCATCGTGGAGTCGAGTTTTCTGTTGAACCAGCAGCCTATGCGAGTGGTTTCCCACCAGTTGTAGAAACTGCTGCCTATGACACTGCTTAAACAAGACATTATAAGAAAATACAGCATAGTGCTGTATTTATGAGTTAATCACGTGAATTTTCCCAGGGAAATCTGACCCAGATATCCTGTTCCAGTTTGTTGATTTCACGAGCAGAAAAATCCACATCCGAAAAGTCACTGCTGGCATTATTGAACAGAGTCAAAAATTTCACATTCTGATGCCACACTGACTGCCAGCGTGGTTCTTCGGGCAAACAGCTATCCGGCCAATCTTTCATGATCCACTGAAAGGTTGCGCCAGTATCGTTGATATCATCCACAATCAGAATGTTTTTGGCCCTTTCCTGACCATAACCATACGCATCTTCAGCCATGCCACAATCAGTAACACAATTATCCAAGTCATCCAAACTCAATCGCAATGGAGCCATGGGAACTCCCAGGAGGTGACTCAACATCACCGCGGGCACACAGCCGCCGCGACTGATACCCACGATGTAATCTGGCTTCCAACCACTTAGTGCCACTTTTAGAGCCAGGTAATTGATGTCTTTTTCCAGGTCGTTCCAATCATAGTGTATTTTGATCATGGTTAGTGTCCCTTCATGGTTTTAAAAATATCATAAAATTCCTGTTTCAGACTGGCATCAGTTTGAAACAATCCGGTCATTACCGCAGTGGTCATATCGCTCTCATGTTCCCGCACCCCACGCTGAGTCATGCAGTGATGATTGGCTTTCACAACCACAGCCACATTGGGAGTTTTTGCAAAATTGCGCAGGGCATCGGCAATTTCAGTGGTCATTTCTTCCTGAATCTGAGGACGACTGGCGATCCAGTGTACCAGACGATTGAACTTACTCAACCCAATCACTTCCTGTTCGGGGAAGATTCCCACCCAACAACTGCCCACGATGTTCTGGAAATGATGAGCGCAGGTGCTGCGGATGCTGATAGGTCCAGTAGTATACAAGCTCTGATATCCCATGTTGGGAAAACTGGTGATACTGGGCGGTGGTTCAAAGCGGCCACTGAAGATTTCTCGCACCATCATCTTTGCCACACGTCGAGCCGTGTCACGGGTGTTGTGATCATTGGCAGTGTCAATCACCAAACTTTCCAACACACCCTGCATCTGGCCAGTGACCTCGTCCACCAGCAGATCCTGTTCTCCGGCTTCGATGTATTTGTGAATGTTGTGATTGGCAAAAAAACTACCACCATCCTGCTGAATTCTGTTCTTGATCTGTTCGCTGATTTTTTTCATAGTTACTCTTTAAGTATAAGTTTATTTCCGTAATCTGTCAATTTTAATGTTATAGTTTCTGTGCAATAATACAACAAGTATAACCGAAGCTGACCAGGTTTGTAAGTTATAGGGTATCATCAACACAGGGAACAGAGTATTCAAACTCCACAAAACTAAAAATGGTACGATTGCGATTAAAAACATCAGCAATACAAAAAACAACAAAAACGAAGATAATTTCAGTAGTGTGTTCATTGAGTTAATACCTTTAACATGATTTTGCAATTTAAAAAATGTGTTTTGAGTATATCAATCTGTTGGTCCAGCAAACTCTGATATTGGTCATAATTGTCAGTGAGCTGATTGATAAACTCTGCTAATTGCCCACGATGTTTTAGATAGGATTGCCAATCCTGAGTCCATGCAGATGGGTAACGAAACTCTGGAAGGTACATTTCACTATAGCTGGCTCGATCTGGCACACAGGGTAAACTACCAGTTAGACATCCTTCCATCTGACTGATGCCCAAATTTTCATGCAAGCTGCAACTAAAAGTCACTTTGGTTTCAGAAATTGTCTGATAATACTGTTGTTTATCCAACTTCTGATCCTGTGTGATTATGAGGTCAGCATTGATGTATCCGGCGAGATCTCGCACAATTTCGGGTTGTTTGTCAGCGTTTAACCGATGTGGCCAGATCACAGTGTTTTGTTTGGCGTTTTTGCGCAAGTTTTCCAAAGGAGCCACAATCAGTTCATGAGGCTGACCGCTGCGAACAGCTCGGCCCTGATCTGCTACTGGAATATCCAGATTTCGCAAGAACATCTGGCGATGAAACTCAGTGGCAAAATAGTTATAATCACTGGCATAAAACCAGCTGCGTTCCTGATGCCAGGGCCAGGGTTTTTGCATCTGCATGCCCAGGATGTCTGTGGGATCGTAAGCGCCAGCATGAACAATACTATGTAGTTCCCACTGTGTTTTTAACAAATCACGCATATATGCTATTTGTGTGATTGTAGGATTCCAAAAATCAGTGAACAAAAAACGGTCTTTGGATGTGATTTGACCTTGATTGTAAAGATCCAAAAAAGAACACATTTGTGAACTTTTCCAGTAATTGGTGTCACTGAAATTTAAAAAAGCTCCCGGAGTTAAAGTTGTATCTTTTTGAACTCCAGAAATTTGAATCACGTTCCATTGACCTTGAGCGTTTGCGTCTATCAATTTGGGAATATTTTCAAACCATTGTTTAGAATAACGACCATCATGTGGTTCTAAAGCAAAAATAATAATATTGGGCATTGGGTGCCTCCTTCCAGCATACTAGATGTCATAAATGTTCATTGTTATTCCTGTTGACTTTCGGTTTCCAAACGATCCAGTGATTGTTCTGACAAACCACTATCATCGCGAGTGATTTCCAATTGTTTGATCTGATCACCAAACGTCTTGGTAAATGCAGTACTGCTGTTGACTGCTTTGGGTCCCAGTAGTCCGTTGGCACTGCTTCCATACACTCGAGTAAACCAATTGTCGTATTCTACAAGTATTTTATTGGCTTGATCCCGAGTTTTCGCTGAGAACAAGCTGTCAACCAGATTCTCAAAATAACGATCATGATACGGAGTTTGAGTAAGTGAAATCAAACTACTAAACTGTTCAGGTTCTTTAACTTTGACTCTGTGTTTACCTGGATGATTTTTCTCTCGCAACATGTGTGGTATAATGCCCTGATCAAACAGGCGATTTCCTTCCTGAACTGCTTCTATGTGACAGTAAATGTTATGTGCCATTAGTATAGCATAACTGAAGCTATCCCAGCTGGTTTTTCCTTCTTTTCCGATCTTATTGAGGTCACCAGGAGCATAGTGACATACATCCTGAATCAGTGTTCTCTGCATAATGGGACTGTCCATGAAGCTGGGCCACTGATCAGCTAGGTCCTGCAGAATGGCATCGCGGAACAAACGAGTATCACGAGCATACTTTTTATCATCCACACATTTGGCCATTTTGTAGCTCCACTTGCCATCATCTATCATGCGATTTTCGTAATAGACTTGACCATTTGCAGTGGCCAAAAACGGACTGGCACAGTCATAACTGATGGTAAAATTGGGATTGTGATAGCGGCGTATGGCTCGCTGAATCTGAGTAAAAGCCATGGCCCATTCCAGTTTGCTGGTGCCCAGATAATGTACCCAATCCTGTTTTCCAGTTTCCAATAACCCATCATGTATCAGTGCCACCAGTCGGTGCAAAACCAGATGCATATCGCATTTGTTTTGTGATCCCATGGCCCAACCATTAAAGTGACGATCAGGATACTTTTGTGGATCACAAAATTCCTTCATGGTTTCGTACCATTCGTCAGCCTGAGTGTGGTTGTCCCCCTGTAACACAGTGAGAAATTTGCAGTTGCCGTTGCGATTGTTCATCCAGTACTCATAATTGTAACGAGTGGCAGCCACAGCGCCTTCGTAACTAGAGATTCTGGTGGCTTCGCGACCACGTGGAGTACGGCTCACCCAGCCGGGAATATCCAGAGTCATTCCGTAATCCATGTAAGCGTCCATCCAGCGCAACACTTTCTCACGTTTTTCTTGTGCTTTGGCACATCCACTGCCGGGATTCCAGTCACCCTCCCAGACACCCTTGCCGATCTGAAAGCCACCGCTGTCTCCCAGCAGCCAGCTGGATTCGTCACGGTTGCGAATCATGTCTTCTTTGGGATCTGATCCCAGATCCAGATTGGCGTGCCCTGCTGAGTACAAACTCCAACGATACTGGAAATAACCAGCTTGTGGATTCAAATAGTTTAATCCTTCAATACCGTCTTCAAATCCTGCAGGAATGCGAGCAGTTTCCACATACTCGCCATGACGTTGTCTGCCAATGTAATTGGAATAAAATGTGCTCAGTGCTGGAAGAAATATCGAATAGTCCTGCTGAGCTGCGGTCAAGTTGATTTTATCAGGCATGTTCTTTTATAGCTGGATATCTAACAAGACATCCACATTCGCCATCCTCACTTACTTCAATTTCCATGTTGCGATTGGTGCCATAACGTTCAGTCAGTTTCAGGTAGAGATCATCAGCCAGCATCTCCACGCTTTTAAAATCAATGTCGATAGTTCTGGAATCAAACAGACTTTCACAGTGATTTAGCACCTGATGAAATTCCAGTTCACGATCAGTGTGCCATACCTGAATACTCACTCGAAACTTAAACAGATGACGATGACGGTGGGCCAGATAGCTCACGTCATCCAGCCGGGGATCAACTCCAGCAGCAGGGTATCTGTGATACCCTGCTTTCTGAAATGTAACCCAGATCTGTCTGTTTGCACCGATTAGGTTTTGTTCAACAGCTTCTCTCTGATGTTGTGTCATGATGTTATTTAGATTGTGCCATCAGGATGTAGGTATAAACCGCCTGACCGCTGTCAATACTAACCTGCATGGCTGCGGTATTATCGTCAATGCTGACGGTCTTATCACCAACCTGATTCAGAACACTGATCAGAGGTTTTACAGCCCAGGTTTGTCTTTTGAGCTGAACCTGAACACCCGGATGAAACACAAAAGATCCGTGAATGCTAGAAACGTCGCCCATTTCGATCATTAGGTTGTTTCCGTCAGTATAAGTGACGCAGTTCACAACATCACTCATGGCCTGAGTTTGGTAATTGAACTTCTGAATACTCAGTGCGTTGGGTGAAAATTCCAGCTTCCATTTGGGAGCATGAAAATTCAGACTTGCGATCTTGGAGTTGATTAATTCAGGACTCATCAACCGATAAGTGTTCTTGAAGTCACCACTGGCATTGGCAAATCGAATAGTGTCCAGAATGTTTTTCTGATCCCTACCAGTGACGATCTGAGCGTCTTGCTGATATTCCTGGATGTTCAGGATCACATTCAAACGACCCAGGTTGGGTAATCCTGCCACTGCATCAACAAATTCTGATACTGGATTATGCAGCTTGGCTTGAAATACCACAGTTTTGTCTGCGGAAACACCGTCTAGGCAGGTTTCTTTGTCTGTGCCTGAAACTTTGACTTCCTCCAGGTTAACTGCTTTGGTGTAGTTTACGATTTCTTTGAGTATATTATACATAGTATTCCTTTAATAGTAACATTGTTTGTATTTAGATCGCAACAGTAATTGGCTCAATTATCTGGCACTGAACAGTGAGCTAAATGCGTTGATCTGTGGGTTGGTCGCTGTTTGTAAGTCCCAGTCCAGAACACCCAATAGGTTATCTATCTTGGTGTCCACGATGGTTTCTTCCATGAGACCCTGGTCAAACGGTAGCTCTTTGAACCACTCGGGTAATCTGAGTTCGTCAATGGGATACGCCACACTGGTATAGTTCATGGGGTTACTGCGCAGCTTACACACGACCACTTTCATGCCGTCCACAATGCCCATGCTGTAACGATCATTGTGGATCTGCTTGAGGGTGTTCCAGTTTAGAGCAGCTCTGACGTGTCCAGGCACTGTGACTTTGCCTTTCTTACTGATAAGATCTCGATAATGAGTGAGATTGTTTACTCGCTTGGGTGTGCCTTTTTCCCAAGCAGGTCTTGATTGAAAATCAGTTTTAAATCTGCGTATGTCATCGATGATTTCTGCACGTTCTAATCCTTTGAGAACTTTCAGCAAAATGTCACTTAGAAACTGTTGCACGACTTTGGGAGTATCGGCTCGTTTGAGATCCAAGCCCATGGCCTTGAGTTTGCCATCACTTCCGTCAGTATCCAGCCTCTTGCCTTCTAGATCATAGATCAACACAGCGTAACGCTTCTTGGTGATATATAAACCCTTGCTAGCCACCAGTTCGCGACCACAACGAATAAGATCACCATTGGCACTGGGTGTGTGAAATGCACCTGCACAAAAACCAGAGAAACTGTCGTTTACTTGATCTGCGATTGCGTCATACAGACCCACACAGATGTTTTTATCCCATTCCATGGAGCCAGCAGTCACCTCCTTTTTCACAACGGGCCAAGCACTGAAATAGCAACTGTTGTGCACCAAAATGTTATTGGCAAAAAAATAAGGATTTTCGTTTGAAACACCAATATCATAAACATATTCGTCGTCATACGGCTCAAGTTCTTCTATTGATTCAATCTCTGCTAATTGGTATTCCACCATTGCACACACTCCTGTATAATTCCATCTGGTTTGTTTATGTAATCACTTTCCCATACTATTTTAACACTAAAGTCTCTGTTTAATGCAGTTTTTATTTTTTCAAAATCATAACTCCAAATTTCTTTAGCTGTTAAATTTGAATGCTTGTGAATAAAATCGCCCGAATACATCAATGGATTACAATGCCAATAATCTCCGTTAAACTCAATGATTTTCTTTTTTGATGAACAAGTAATATCGTAAAAATAGATTCTATGATTTGCTTTATCCCAAATTGAAAATTGTTTAGTAAATGAAGTATATTTTATCTCAGATCCTAACGCAGTTTGAAACGCATTAACAAAATGTTTCTCTGATTTACTACAAATTGATGGTGTTCTTCTTTGAGACAATATTTCAATAGCCGCATCATCATCAACTGAAAACTTCTCTTTAATCCAATCAACATTTGATGACTTTGATTTTTCTTCGTTGTAATTGAGCCATTTTTCTTTTCCTTCGGATCCATACTTTTCAATGAAATATTCTAAAGTATTAGTATACCGTTGCTGCTCAACATACGAGTTCCAAATCTCTACCCCTTGTACGCCATGTCGTTTTACGCAGTTTTCCAACGTAACTGACCGACTTTTGTTATAATCGTCAAACTGTTCTTTACTCCATCCATATTTTTTATTTTTGTATTCAAAACTATTGGTTTCAGCTTGCTTGCTTCTGTAATGTTCCCATTTTTGAGTACCTAACTCTTGTCCGTACTTTTGGATCATTGTTTGTTTGGTTATTTTACATTTAGCAGCTAACTCTTCGTCAATTAAGATTGAATTGGGGTATTTGTTTTTGTATTCATCTATGCTTGAAATACCCCCAGTGCATTTGTATTTGAAGTGGGTCCATTGTAGCCTGGGCATAATGCACCCACATTCTAAGCATTTTGGCATATTGCGATACTCCTATCCGCATAAGTTATTTATGCTTGATAGTGAGAATCTTTTCGCCTTTTTTAAGTTCCATAGGACTTTTTTCAACTAATTTACCGTCTTCCAAAACAATCATTGCATGATCTTCAGTTACAATGAGTTCGTTACCCAGAGAATCGATCACTTTAAATCGACGCTTTTTTGTTTTGTGACGATAAACATAGTTATAATTTCCCATCTTAGCTGGGCCAGAAACTTTATTATCGTAAACCACGACTTGAATATCAGGATTTACGGAATACTCTTTATCTCCATCTTTCCAAAATGTCGTACCATTATGGAAAAGTTCTTCAATGGTTTTGTTACCTACTGAAGTGTTAATACAGCTACTCCCATCAACCGAGTCAGTATCGGCGTAAATGATAGCTTCACCTGTGTGATCGTAGTCACCAGTAACACACTGATTCACATAAGCATTCATGTGTCGTGCAATTACTCTGCCACTCAGTGTGGTACTTTGACCTATGCGTTTGTCATTGAATCGACAATAGGGATTCAAAATAGCACCGTATAAGCTGTTGAGGTTAATCTTCTTAACCAGTTGGCGTTTGTCCCAAAACGCCTGATCTTCTTTGTCTGTGGCTTCTTTCTTTTTCTTTTGCAGTTCTTTACGTTCAGTATACCAACGTCTCAGCAGTCCCGGAACAATACCCTCTCTTTCAGCAGTGAGAATAGTGCCATTGGCAGTGAGAATCCAGGGGCGATTTTCTGCCCAGATCAGATGATGCAACTGTGCAGCACTCATCTCAGTACTGGTGCCATTTTCCCATTCCACAGTGATTGTGTAAGCAGGATCCTTATTGATTACTGCCGTGTATTCCAGAGTACCAAACAGGCCTTCCCAGGCTGCTGCGAAACTCAAATCTTCTGCACGTTTTTTCGCAATGTAGTTGTCGGTACCAGTCAAACGTATCTGCCCCACGATGGTTTCTGGACCCATGTTTAGAGCGCGAATAGTATTGGGATACAGCGAGTTCAAGTCAATTGCACCAATATAATCATGCAGTCCTTTCTTGGGGTAGGCCACATAAGCACCAGCAGCACCCTCATCCTCATCTTCGCCGTCATCTTCTCGGTCACGAGGTTGCGCCTTGCGATCCGGAACAACTAACCCACGATCGTGACTTTCGTTGATAATGGCTTGTTCAGTAACAGCCACAGCACCCATTGTGGTGGGAATCAACACTGTGTTATCATGTGCCAGTTCGTTAGCCAGATCGATAAAACGCAATTTCTGATCCAGACGAGCAATCAGCATCACATCCTGGCGATTGTATTCGATAAACCGTTCAAAGTTCAGATTGTATAACTGATCCAGTGTGCCTTCATAGTGAGTTTTGTGTTCGCCCTGTTCATGTTCGCTGATGGCATCCAGGCTATAGCTGTGGCGTTCCTCATAAGTGTATTTGCGATACAACTGCATGTAATCCAGATGTAATCGTCCGATCAGATCATAAGTGGATTGCTGAGCACCATACCGTTCAAACTTGCGCTGCTTGGGATGCTGATCCCACAAACACAGGCGGCGTGTGTCATCTTTGCTCATTATAGTGATGATGCGATTCACAGTGTAGGGAATATCATACCCTTCGCTGTTCCAGCCACTGAGCACATCTGCATCCTGGATAATATCCAGGAACGTACTCAGCATCTCTGTTTCGTCATTGAACAAAAACGTATTGTCGAAATTCTTCACCAGAGCCTGCGCCTGATCCATAGTGAGTGTGGACGGAGGCATAGCCAGTGTGATCAGCTGATCACACCAATCCAGGTACACAGTGATTGCTGTGATTGCTGAGAACGGATCTTCAGGACTACTAAATCCGCGTTCAGCGTCAAATGCAGTCTCGATATCGAAAAAGGCCGTGTGTAACTTGGGAGCCAATTTGTGTCGATAGTGTTCTTCCAGACAGCGAAACACTGGGTTAATATCACTTTCCCAGGTTCTGAGATGACTATGAGCTCTGAGTTCACGATTGAACTCCTTGTACTGTCTGGTTACAAATCTACTCACTGGTGTTTCATAAATTGTGCGATGTTTTCCTTTGCTGTCGTCATAATAAAACACATACTTGGCAGGCCAATCAGTAAAAATTCGCTTGCCGTCGATGCGTTCTACTACATGAATTGTGTCAGAATTTTTATTCCAGATTGCGTCAACGTAACTCATAATTGATAATAAGATGGGGACGGGTGAACCGTCCCCAGTGTTATTTACTTTCCGCCCACTGCGTCCAAAATATGTTCCATCTGCAAATAATCTGCTTCGGTTTTATCCCAATCAGCCTTGTAGGCGGTCTTAATACACTTGCGAAGTACCCCCGGCTTGACTTCAAATTCCTTAGCCAGGTTTTTCACAGTGTCGCTAAGACCTTCTTTGAGGGATTCCATCTCTCTCAGCACCTGGATACCTTCTCGTATCAGTTGCTTGAGCTTTTCTTTTTCATCACCGTTAAACAGCTTGGTGTGATTGGTGTTAGTGGATTCAGTCATATTGTAAGTTCACCTCCTCAGGTATATTAATTATAATAACAGAGCCGAACCCACTATGCAAGTAGTTATGTTACCATTCTGATCAAGTTACTTTTTTGTGTTGTGAGACTGAATCATGTTACGAGCCACCTGAACAGCTTCAGCACGAGTAAATGCAGGATTTTCCAGAACCTTGGTTAGGATCCTGTCCTTGATCTGGGCAATCAAGGGGCCTTTTGCTCCCAGTTCCATGATCTCGGTTCCATTCAGTATGCTCTGAGTTTTCAGAATATCGTTAACATCCATCTGCTGAATCTTCTCTCTGATGCGAGCAATTTGATCGGGCATGCTGGCTGCTTCTGAATGCGAAACATTGTCGGCATGCATCACGTCCAGGAGATCTTCCAGGTTATGACCCACACGGAAAATAAACTTTCTCAGTGTGCTGTCTTTGAGCTGACTAGCATCTGCCCCTGCACTCTTGAGATCCATGTGATACTTAACAATGTCACTTACTTTGTTAATTAGATCATTGGGATACTTCAATCTGCGCATCACAGTTTTGGCAATTTCAGAACCCACCTGAGCATGTCCAATAAATTGGATCTTGCCATTCTTTTCTGTGCGAGTAGCAGCCTTGCCGATGTCGTGAAACAGTGCGCCCAATCGCTTGATCAAATCAGGACTGCTGGCATCCAGCACATCCAGTGTGTGTCCCCAGGCGTCTTTAGAATGATAGGCGTTTTGCTTGAGCCGAACCAGCTGGCTGAGTTCGGGCATGACTACATCCAATATACCAGTAATCTTAAACAGTTTGAAAGCTCTGCTGGGACGGTTTAACAACAAGATTTTGCTGAGCTCATCGTTGATGCGTTCATTACTGATGTTCTTTAGATCACCAGCAAACTTTTTGATGTTTCGGATCATGTGCATGGGCAGCTTGAAGTTGTACTTGATTGCAAAACGCACAGCCCTCAAGATGCGCAGCGGATCTTCACCAAATATCACAGCAGGATCACCAGTTGTATCTAGCATCTTTTGCTCTAAGTCTTTGCGACCTCTGCCGCTCATGTCCAGTATTTCGCCAGTGTGCAGATTTTGCAGCAGACTGTTCACAGTGAAATCACGCCGCATCACATCATCTTTAAGTTCACCTGCGGCAACTTCAGGCTTGCGACTGCCTGGTGTGTATTTTTCTTTGCGCGGTGCCACAAACTCTACGTCAATTTTTCCGCTGGGAGTGGGCACAGTGAGTTTGGCAGTGAAGTAAGTGGGAAAGATCACTGGATTGCTGTCTGGTTTGTAAACACCCAGCTTTTTGGCGATGAACTCAGCAGCAGCCAATCCGCTGCGGGCATCGCCATCGACGACGAAGTCAACATCTTTAGAATCACGTCCCAGCAGGGTGTCTCGCACATAACCACCGGCCATGTACAGCTTGCCTTCGTAAGGTGATCCAGTGGTGGCATTGCGGATGATGTCTAGCACTTCTTCAGCTTGTTTGCTTTCTGTGATCAGTTGTTTTATTGTCATTTCGTAATATTACCTTTTTGTCAGTTTCCAAATTGTTCCAACACCACTTAAATCTACTTCATCAAATTGAAAACCCAGATGCTTAACTGCTAATAGAGCCAGTCTTCTATATAATAGCACACGACCCCTGCTTTGATTAAATGCAACAAACGTAATACTGTCTGGTTTTTTAGTTGCAACAAATTCCCTAAAGAGTTCAATAACAGTTCCGATAACTTGGTTTTGGTGACCTGTGCCAGTTATTTTAGTTTTAGAACGGTACATTTTGTTGTAGATTTCGCTCCAAGCAGCAGGACCGTAGGGATCAGTTTGCATGATCTTTTCGTCTGGTTGACTGTCTATCATCTTAAAGTTGACGATATAATTATTACCATAATCACGCTGCGCCACAAACACATACGTCATATCATCCACGTAAAACCAGGAAACTTCGTTGTCATCCCATTGTATAAACGGTGCGTGTTTAAGTGGTCTTTCAAATAGTTCTGTTAACTGCACATGTTCATTTGCAACTTTTTTAGCAAACGGTGGAGCTTGTGCTGTTGATTTAGGTACAGATTGTGTACTAACCACTTGAATATTTTCTGCAGGCACAGGTTCGTATCCTATCCAAGCATTGTAAATATCCATTTCAGGATGAGTATCTGGTGTAACTGCGTAATCGCTAGGTAACTGAATCTTCCAAATATCCATTGCGGCTGCACTATCAAACGCACTCCAAAACGCCCAATCCTTTGCTTGATCCAGCGTTTGCATAAAATACACACCAGGTTTTCTTTTGATATTCTCAAACTCTTGCACACGCGGTAACAAGCCCTGTTGCTGAATACTTTTGCGATTGGCCTTGCGGCTCACATGATATAATACTTGTGGCTGTTTTTGTAAAGGTTGCGAAAACTCTGTTAGTCTCATGTTAGTATACCAAACGATCAATTCTTTTGTAACCAATATTAAATGCGTTCATCAGCAGTTCCACTTCGCGTAGACATTCATTTCGTCCACCGCCCATTATGTAAGCACCCTGAAAACGTTTTAATTGCGCGACACTGGTCCACTCCACAATAATGGGATCATCAGCCATCCAGTCCTCCCATTCTGCACCCACTAACTGTTTCAACTGCTCTAACTCTAATTCTCTGCTGTCATTGACTTTAGCTTGGTACAAGGCACGGATCACTTTGATTATGATAGATTCACTAACACCCTGATCCATCCAAGCTCTGAAATATCCGTATCCCTTATCAACAATCGTTACTCGATTCCAGTTGTCAGAATCAAACCCGTTGTCTTCCCAAAAATCAATCACTCTTGCTTTGGTATCGTTTGATACACCAGTTTCCTCAGCATTGATAAACATCAGTACAGGTCCTGTTTGGTTGTTAACAAAATTGATAACTTTCTGACTGATTTTATATGCTTTTGGCATTGAACCCTCAGGTTCACCTCTCTGCTGGTAATATGCATAAGCCGGTTGCACATCCACCACAATACAAGGTCTGCTCTTTGTTTCAGTCAGTGTGAATTCAGTTAATCTCATACGCCCTCTGGTTCCTTTATCATGTCTTTTTCGTCTTTAAATTCGTTATAAAAATCAATACACTGTTTGAGTTTTGCTTTGCCTTGAGGAGTATTTTGATACACTAAGAAAATTGTTTGTCCCCAATCTGCAATTTTGAAAACTTTAGAGTTAGTCTGGCCAGCAATGCCATGCGCCAATCTTTCATACATTCGTGTCCTGCTAGCACCAGTGGAACTAAAAAACCAAACAGGAACCCCCCAGTCTTGCGCTTGATCATACGCAAGAGTGGCTTTGATCACAGTGTTGAAAATTTTCACAACCTCTTGTGGACCTGATGTATATGCTTTCCCAAAATTTATTGTGCCGCCCATTTCAACAACACCAAACATTACTTCAGTAGCAGGCGGTTGAGTCATGGGGTTAAAAAATATTTCGTATTTTGTGCCACGTTCAGTTTCAAAATATTGTGTATTTGCTGCAGGATCTTCTTTTCCTTGTGGTGTGAGTAATGTGTAGGCGTTACTCTCGTCGGGATTAGATAATTTGTCAAGCTCAAATAATTCCATTAGTCGCATGTTAGCTTCTCTTCTTCACCGCAGGTTGTGGTTTTATTGGGCTTACGCGATTGACACTGGGGTTTTCTTCACTTTTGGCGGTGCTGATTCTGCGTTTGGCATTATGATGACCCATGAGTTTCAGAGCCGACTTCAGTGTCTGTTCTTCTTCCGGAGTGGGTGTACTAACCAGCATGTTTTCACCAAACGCACTGGGATCAACGTTGCCGTCAATCAATCCCTGGTCCACAGCACGAGCCTTGGCCAGAGCCAAACCCATGCGGTATTGTAGGTATGGGTCCTGATTGGTGAGACCAGGTAATGCCCACATGCCTGGCAGTGCATGTGATACACCAATCTGTAAACTGCCTTCACCAACACCTTCGGAAAGTAATTCTTTTATCAGCATATGATTATTTAGTAAATTTTTCAGTATCTGCTGCACTAACTAAATATGCGTAGTTAATTATGAGAGTTAGCGTACTTTTACCCACACGTGGCAGAACACATACTCTATTGAGCAGTGTTCAGAATCTTTTAAGCAAGGCCAGTGAACCAGAATTAGTAGAAATTTTGCTGGCCATGGATAACGACGACATCCAAAGTGTAGCCTTTGCTCGCGACGAAATCCAAGCTCTTTATCCAGATAACATTCACATCTATCAGATGCAACCTCTGGGTTATCAAAAACTCAATGTCTATTACAACACATTGGCTGGTTTGGCCTGGGGTCAGTGGCTCATGGTGTGGAACGATGATGCTTTGATAGACACAGCGGGTTGGGATTTGGTCTTGGACCGCTATCTGGATCATCCCATGCCCTTGCTCAGAATGCCCTGTAGTAACTTTGAACACCCTTTTGCTCTGTTTCCCATCATACGCAAAGAGTGGTTCAATGTTTGCGGATTTTTCAGCTATTACACTCACATAGATCGTTTTCTATACAATGTTGCTCAAAATATTGCAGGAAACATCATAGTGGATATTCCAGTCACAGTTACTCATGATCGTGCAGATCTAACTGGCAATAACCGAGATCAGACTTTTGAAAACAGTTATAAAAGTCACGATCATGGAAATCCGCAAGATCCCAACAGTGACGAATATGTAGTTGCATTGCAGGTGGTAATGCATATGGTAAATCGGTTAAGCGTGCATATTAATACAAAATATGGTTATCAGATCCCCTTGATTGATCAGACCAAGCCCATGGAGATTCGCAAAACCATGGCAAACAGTCACAACCACAAAAACATCTAGTTTCAATTTTTACTCAAAGGATATATTATGAAAATTTTTATCACAGGACACGACGGTTTTATTGGGCAACATCTGGTGGCGAGGCTGCAAGACAAACATGAATTGTGTTTTTTAGAACATGATCTCAGAGATCACGCAAGCACCAGTGCGCAGATTCGTCAGTTTAATCCAGAAGTTATTGTTCACCTGGCTGCTCGAACTGAAGTTGAAAAAAGCTTCTATGAACAAATTGCATTCAGTGAGATCAATTATGTAGGCACAGTAAACCTGATTGAAACAGCCAGAGACCTGCCCAATTTCAAGAACTTTGTTTTTGCCAGCACCATGGAAGTATATGGGTGGCAACCCATTAGTGATTTGATTGAGCATGGCCAGGAAGAAGGCATCATTGCTTTTGATGAAACCACTCCGCCCAATCCCAATGCACCATATGCTGTGGCCAAGTATGCTTGTGAAAAATATCTGGAATATGCTCATCGCAGTTATCAGTTACCATTTACTGCTATTCGTCAGACCAATGCATATGGCAGAAAAGACAACAATTTCTTTGTTACCGAACAAATCATTTACCAAATGCTAACCAATGATAAAGAAATCAATTTGGGTTATGGTGAACCCTATCGTAACTTTATCTATATTGATGATTTGTTGGATGCTTGGGAATCAGTGATTGAAAATCCAGAAAAATGTGCTGGTGAGATTTTTTGTATTGGCCCAAATAATGCTATCAAAATTAAAGACTATGTGCAGATGATCGCTGACAAACTTGGCTGGAATGGCGCAGTAAACTGGAACACCAAGCCCAAGCGTGCTGGTGAAATTTATCTACTCAACAGCGTCAATGACAAAATCACCGCCAAATTGGGTTGGTATCCCAAAGTGGATTTGAATGAAGGACTGGACCGAACCATTGGCTTTTGGAAAGCTATTGTTCACAACAATACAGAATTCAACAAGAGAAAAAAGTTTACACTATAAACAAATTTGGCCCAGCAATTGCTGGGCCAAATTTTATATCTTGCCTTGACCGCGATACTTTTTGTAACAGCGTCGCTTGTGCTTGTTCATTTTAGCAGTAGCCATCTTACCGCCACCGATTGTTGTTCTCTTTTTACCCAATCTCTTAAAGATTGTCTTTAATGGTTTTTCACCTGCTTTAGCTTTGGCCATAGTTGATCTCCTTAGTCAATTTGTCCTAAATCTCTAAAGTTATTCATTAACATGGATAACATTTCTTTGTCTTTGGCAAAAAAATAAAATATCTGTGGCATCACGAACGACCCTGATGCTGATGCATACTCCCAGCCAGTTTGTCTTTTGATTACCGCAGCAAAGGTTGAGTAAAGTTTTTCTCTACCTGGCACTGAATTGAATACCACACCCTTTGCTTGTGTTTGCTTGATAAAATCATTAAGCAGACTACCCACAGTGCTAAACACAGTGACGCTTTCTCTGCCCATGTTACCTACATCACTCATTTTACTCAAAGTTTCGTTGTCTATTTTCAGTGGTGTACTGCATTTAGCCTGGATCATGTTTATGAACCAGAAATTTTTGAATTCATCCGACATGTAATAAGCCTGTCTCAGATCACCAGCTCTCAAGCAAAATGGCGTAGGTTCTCCCTGGGCATTGGGGAACTTCAAATTGCCAAGCCCATGAGCTTCCTTTGCTTATTACTTCAACATTTAGATTAGGATCCAAGTCGCTTAGAGATTTTGGTTCAAAAAGTTCTGTAATTAACATACAAGTATTTAGTTCCGCTGTGCTATTTGTCTGACTCGTGGTGTTGGATTTGCGATGTAGTTAATTAAATTCCTATCTTGTTTCACCGCAGCTAACTGTACTGCTTCGCTTGGCTTGTCAATGTATTGGATTGCGTATCCATTCTCTTGCACTGCATACATCTGAACCGGCTCGCTGGGATCTTCAATCATTTCAATTGCGTACCCATTTTTTTGAACCGCAACCAGCTGCGCTTGTTCGCTGGGTTTTTTGATGTATTGGATTGCTCTTGGACTTTTCTGAACTGCGATCAGTTGTAATTGTTCGCTGGGATTTTTGAACCATTGTATTGCACGCGGTTGGTTTTGTACTGCAATCAGTTGTATTTGTTCGCTGGGGTTTTCAATGTACCGAATCATATCCCCATTTTCTTGAACCGCAATCAGCTGCGCTTGTTCGCTGGGTTTTTTGATCCATTGTATTGCACGCGGTTGGTTTTGTACTGCAATCAGTTGCATCTTTTCGCTTGGATTGTTTATGTGTGCAATTGATAGCCCATCTCTTTGTACCGCAGCCAGTTTTACTGCCTCGCTGGGATTTCTAATTTCTTGAAATGCGTAAATGTCTTGTCGCACAGCAGCCACTTGCACAGCTTCGCTGGGATTTTTGATATAACGAATCGCGAGCCCATACTTCTTTACAGCAAACAGTTGCATCTTTTCGCTTGGATTGTTTATGTGTGCAATTGATAGCCCATCTCTTTGTACCGCAGCCAGTTTTACTGCCTCGCTGGGATTTTCGATGTACTGGATTGCATGCCCAGTTTCTTGAACCGCAGCCAGTTTTACTGCCTCGCTGGGATTTTCGATCGATTGAATCGCATACCCAGTGTGTTTCACTGCGATCAGCTGAACTTCTTCACTGGGATTTTTGATATACTTGAATGCATGGGGGGCGTTTTTTAATGCAGCTATCTGAATCTCTTCGCTGGGATTTTTGATAAATTCAAGTAAGTCCCCATTTTGTTTCACTGCGGCCAGTTGATCCGATGGATCAGTGTTCCACATAATATGTGGACTTATTTTATGCATGATTGGTTGCAGTTTGTCATAAAAAGGCAATGTTAATGGATCCACAGTGCCATCTTTCACATCCATAAACTGAAACAAATATGGATCAGATCGTCTAAACCAATACTGATATTTAACTTGAGATTTGACTGACTCACCATCATCATTACGATAAGTAACAAACTGTGGAGGCAAAGGAATAATCACATACAAGGGCCCACTGCTAAAGTAATGCATGAACTGATTGTTTCTTTCAGATATCGTGCACCACCGAGTGCCCTGACCCCAGAATTTTGCTGCGGTCTCATCTAGTAATTCAATTACTCTCAACTCAGCATCACGGTATATCTCTCGGTACTTGCCTCTGTCTTCTGATTCGTCATCCGTCAATTGATACTGGTCTACTGCTGACAAGAAGTCATCAGCTGTTTTGAACTTATTGATATCTGCGTGTTGGGACTTGATCTGCTTCTTGATTTTCAACTGATGATACTTGGCCAATGCATCAGCAGTGGTGCTGATCAGATCTTCAACAGGCTTGCCAGCCAGCCACCATTGCGCCAGACGAGGTACATAGCTCTTTTGTGGAGTAGGATCTGCAGATTCTAGCTGTTCAAGGCTGAAGTCAGGATCTTGTTTGATTCTCTGCTGATAAGTGGGCAGTGATTCAATTCGTTGTTTCTCTCTTTTTCTGTCGTATTCCAGTAAGATCTCATATGCTCGCATGTTTTTATTTATGCAAATTATTTAGGATCGCGAATCATAAGCTGCCGAGTTGTAAAATCTTTGTGTCTACCCTGATTCAGTTTAAATCCAAACTGCTTGTAAAACTTAATCAATCTATCTCTACTAGTTGTACCAGTGCTAGTGTTGCGCTCGCTGGGAGTGAGTAATATCCTTTTGTGCCAGTGATCAGCGTAAGCAGTCAACCGGCGCATGGCCTCTGCACCACGCCCCTGTCCTTGGAATTGTTTAGCAACCTGTAGATATTCCAGTTCAATATCGCCATCAAAAGTCATCGCCAATTCAAAACGAATCAGTCCCAATTCCTGAGCTTGTTTTGCTGCCCACTCTTTGACTGCTTTGTGATCAATAAAATCCAGTATTCTCATTTGTGTTTTTGACCCGTTTTTGGTTTCTCTCCACGAAATTTTTCTATACGACGTTTAAGATGTTTTTCTGCTGCTGATCCACTGACCTGACGAGTAACTTTGGTAACAGCTTGTGGTGATTTAAAATTTACCTTGGGAGCCACTCTCCATTTCCAATAAGCTATGGCGGTGGCGGCAGCTACTCCGGGATTACGAGAAACCAGATCAGGGTTGTTTACCAGATCCAGACCCAACATCTGACCAATACGATGGTAGTTGTATTTGCCAGTTAGATGCATAAATCCACGACCACGAAATCTCATGCCGTCACCGGGCCTGGTGTTACCCAAAATTGAACCTTTGCGTGAACGAACTCCGTATTTCCTCTCCATGCGATCAGCGTCGCCTATTTCTTCCAGCGCACGAAAGTCCATGGTTTCGTGTGCAGACTGGCTTAAAAAGTGCTGTAGTTCCTCGCCTTTGATTCCAGCAGCCTGAGCCATCTTCTTCAACAGTGATTTACGCTCTTCTGGAGTTTCAGCTTGTATCTTCTTGAGTGTCTGAACTGGATCAGTCACTGTATCTGGTGTGGGTTTGGCAGTGGGCTTGGTCGTAACTGTTGACTGTTGACTCATAGCACTGGGCTTATTGGTAGATAGTTCCGTAGATTGACTGGTATCAGTAACTTTGGAATCACGATCTAGTAAGTGACTGCCGCCAGCAGCTAATACACCAGCCAGAGCGGCATTTCTAAGCCAGCTGAGTACACCTTCGTCCAGATACTGCGGGTCACTAACTTCTTCAAAACGCATGTGTTTGTCCTTTTAGTCAGCGTCTGCTTCACATTCACGACAACGGCCTTCGGTGCCACGCCCTGCGGTACTTAGGGGCTGTCCACAGTCTACACATCTGCCCTGTTTCTTTCTGAGTTCAGGGGTGTCTGCTTCGGGCTTTTTGTTTTTTGCTTCCAATATGTCGATATAACGACGGAAAAATCTGGGGTCCATAACTTACTCCTTGTCTGTCTTTACCCTAATAGGTTTCTTACCAGTTCCACCACTTGCACGTCCAGGTCTGTCTGCTGCTCGCTGTGCTGATCTCTTGCGATTTACTGCACTCTGCTTTTCTTTTTTGCTCATGCTGGCTGCTTTTTTAGCTGGTACACATTTGGCATAGCCGCGTGTTTCTCCGCTGGTGCCACAAGGCGGATGTTTGCCACCTTTTTTCTTAGCAATATTGACCCACTTTTCCTTAAACCATTTGGTCAATCCTCCAGTGGGTTTGTCTTCGGTAATTTCCTGATTGTGATTTATTCCAAAGAAATTACTTAGTTCATCAATAAATTTCTGCTTTGTTAATGCCTGGATCCAATTGGATCCACCTTCATAAAGAAAATTATAAAATTTAGCATCAGCGTTATCATTGATAATTCTTAGGATGCTGTTGTATATTTTGGGAGTTTTTTTGAATTTGACTGTGTTAAAGAACAATACAAAGTTCTTTGTTTTGCTATCATACTCCACTAACCAACGAATCCATCCATGTTTTGTTGCATGATACTCACTCGCATCCTCTGGTAGATTATATTGATCTGCTAGTCTTCGCAAAATACTGGTATGTGTTTTATCCGACTCCGTTGGACAAATTATTTCACCTGCAGGATCGATCCACCCCCAGCTAAAATACTGAGGGAACATGTGCGGTTGTTTTGCACAGATGCTTTCATTGACTAGTTCTTTAATGGTCATTTCTTTTTCTTCTTACCCTTACGCCCATAGTAGCATTGCACTACCTGCGCACTAGCATAGGCTGATGGCCACACGCTCACACGGTTTTTAACCCGTTGCTGACAGGCTTTGTGCTTGGCTTTGTTTTTGGGTTTCCAACCTTCTGTGAGTTCATTAATGGTCATTTTGTATTACCTCAAGCTCATCCAGAGAAACCATTAGTTCCTCACCATCAAAATCTACCCAAGCGAAATGATTCTGCTGTGGGCTGTGTCTGTTTGTTTTTTGCGGTTGCTCTGCGGGTACGTGATCTTACTGCTTCGGGATTTTGACTGTACACTCTTCCTGACGCCGTTGGTGCTGGCGTTGGTGCTGGCGTTGGTGCTGGCGTTGGTGCTGGCGTTGGTGCTGCTGAAATTTTCTTAAGTTGGGCAGCAACTTTTCCAGTAACCGCGGGGTTAGCATTGGCTAAACTTCTGAATGCATCAGCTAATATTTTATTACCCTGAGCTGAAGGTTTATTGAATGCGGTGACAAGTGCTCCTGGTTTAATTGGTAATCCCAGAGTCTTTACAATGTTAGCAGCAACCACAGAAATATCTGCTTGTTCTGCTGGAGCCGGTGCTGCTTGTTGTGTGCGTGGCTGTGCTGATGTTTGTGCAGTTTGTGCTTGGGGTTGACCAGTTACCGTACTGGCGCTAGCAGCTTTACCCTGCTGGTATGCTTGTCTGACATCCGATACTGCACCAGTACCCGCGGCGGTACCAGCGGCTTTGCCTTGCTGATATGCTTGTTTGACTCCTGATACTGCGCCCGCAACTGCACCAATGCCTTTTGCTACTTTGCCAGCACCTTGTGCAATTTTAGATCCCAAATCAGCAAGTCCAGCTTCTTCCACAGGCTCTTGATGTAAAAATTCAGCAAACTCCCTGGCCAGCTGAGTTACATAGTCTTCATCAATGGCAGTCTTATTATTTTCCAAGTCTTCACCACACCCACCAACCAACTTTCCCTTAAATGGATGTTCGGTATCGGTGCTGGATGCTAGCACAGAGATTGAGCGAGCCTTTTCATCACCACTGACTTGATCAGGAAATCTAAAAGAAGAATAGGGCTTATTTAATACTGCACCATCTTCATCTATTGAACTGTTTTCCAGTTCATCCAATTTAGCTTTCAAGCGTTCAAAATCCATAACAGTCTCCTATTCAATTATTTATACACAGTTACGAGATCTTGTAACGAGAGGCATATTGTTTTTGTAATTGGTTGATATTGGTGTTGCGACGCATGCCCCAGGTCTTCAACAACAAGTCAATGGCAGCGTTTTTCTCAGACATGTCTCTCTGATAATCATTGCGATATAGACCGTGCGCACGTTCTGACAGAGTTTTTTCCAGGAATTTATTCAGTACTCTCTGTTTCTCTTCGGGTGTTAGACTGGAACTCAAAAGTTTTAATAAGCCAATATATGACCAAAAATATTGATGTGCTTTGTCAGGATTTTCCAAACGCTGCCCTAGCATGTTCTGGAAAATTTTGTTGATGTTTTTTTCATAACCAGTTGCTGCACGTTCACGCATCACCATTAACCCGTCTTTTGTTAGAGGCTTGCCATTTTGATCCAGCACGGGCTCGTATTTGGCTCTCAAACCGCCGCCTTCTTTACTGGTGATGGAGAAGGTATACAGTTTGTCTTCGGTGGGGACGTCTTGCTCAGCACGAGCTTTACCACGTCCACGCATTTTTCTCAACAGAAATTTAGTCTGAGTCAGCATGGTTAACGATTGAATCAGAAATTTATGAAACACACCCTTGATACCCAATTGTATGTCATCCCAACTGCTGCTGTGACTGAATTGACTCCAGGGCGTGGGTTTGTCCTGATAGTAATCAGTCATCTCGATATCTATTTGTATGTTGATCTTGGGATCGCCGAAACTCCACAAACTACAAACCTGAGAACTTCCAGGTTTGTAACCAATTAGAGTAGCGTTACCCAAAGTTTTGCCTGTTATCTGATCCAGCAGTCTCTTGATATTTTGTTCTTTGGTTTTGTCAATCATGAGATCAATATCACCCAGGCTCTTTTTCTTCTGAGCAAACTCCTGATCAGGTATGCCCTCCAGATTAAAAAAGTGTTTGCTACTGCCACTGACAAACCCACGCTCCTGTAATAACTGGTCACTCCACAAGGGTTCTTTGTACATTTTCTGATATGCTGCGTTCAGTGTTCCCAGTAGGCTCATTAACATTTTCACCACAGTTTTGCGAAATTCTGGATTATTTTCCAGATTTATTCGTTGAGCTGCTACCCCATTTAGTTGAAGATTTCCGCCTTCGACTAATAGAGTTTTGTTAACGGGTTGAGTAAATTCACAAAGTCTCATTGTGTGGTTCCGGATTAAAATTTATGATCAGTATCGGTGTACTTTTCCACTTGTTCTTCACGCATGTACTGAATCACACTCTCCACATAGTCATTGGCCAGTGTAATATAAGAACTAATCCAACCAGGCAACCCTTCGCGTTCTCCCACATTTCTCAGCATATCATATAATTCTGCAGAATTTTGTGCTAGGTTCAACAGTTCACCGTGAGCCATGCGAACTTCGTGATCTAGATGTCCGGGTATGTGAGTTTCACCCACCCGTTTGCGTTTTTGATTGACCCCAGTAACTGAGACTCCCTTGCCTCTTCTGAGAGGTTTGTCACCAATTCCACCACTTGCAAATCCAGTTCCTATAACCGCAACACTGCCGCTAGTGGTTTCTTTAAGATTCTGCTCAATGCCCTGCTGATCCATATATTGTTTTAATTCATTGATTGCTTTGGAAAAACTGGCCCCTCTAATATATGTGTATCCGGGTCTATCTATTTGTATATTATATTCATCAATCAATAGCATTCCGCCAGGATCTGTTGCAGCACGTCTGGCATCTTTTCCGTTAAAATAACCGAACTTTTTGGGATTTTTTGCCAGAGCTTCAATCTGCCTCACTGCTTTTGTAAGAGCAACTACAGTGTTGGGCATTGCATTACAATTGAAAACCAATGATCCGCTAGAAAGATACCATCGAATCCAACCTTTTGAAAATGCATCATAGTAACCAGACTCAAACCCCCATCGTGTTATCATGACGCTGTGATGTACATCCGTTTTTGATTCGGCATCCTTTTTGGTGGGCAAGTGTACTTTTCCTTTGGGCTCAATCCAGCCCCACATGTCGTACCCCAAATCCAAAAATTCTTCGTCTAACTGATTTTCTTCTATAAATTCAGTAAGTTTCATATGATTTCTCTCTAACTATATTTATATTTTTCTCCAAAACATCTCAGTGTAACTCTTATCTAATTGTTTCACGGTTGCATAGCTGTCTTGGACATTAATTCTCTCTGCATGAGATTGATCAGTGTCTGTGGGGATTCTATTCCTTCTTTGTAGAAAGTACCACCAGCGTCCAGAGTGTATGTCCAGATATACACAGGCAGAGTATCTTCGTCATCATCAAAAAAATGACGAATTTTATTAGGGTCGCTTGCTAATTTAGTGATATTTTTAATTCCCTGTGTCACTGTGGTTATGAGTTCTGGAGAAATTTTTTCACTGGTTTCCATTTTTAGTTCACCGTACAGCACAAACCAACGTACCCATCCAGCTTGCCATGCTTTCACATAACCTGGAAACCCTAATTTTTTTATCATGTCGCTGTGAATATAAGATTTCTGACTTCTTGCCATGTCAGCGGTGGCCAGGTGAACTTTACCACCAGGTGCTATCCAACCCCACATCTCATAGGGCATCGAGAAGTATTCATTTAGATTGAATATTTCTGTTATTCTCATCAGAATATCCTTTATGCTCTGCCGGTTTTGCCAATTGCACGCAACATCCATCCATGCTTTTCATGAATATCAATGCGATCCTGTAAGAAATTCTGCAAACCCAAATGATCACCGGCCAAGTTATATGCTGCTTCCAGGCTGTCAATTACTCGTTGGTTATCAGATAACAGCTCGTCAAACATCAGTTCAGCACGTGGTACCATCAGCTGATCATTAATGGTGGTCAATTCACTGAATCTCTGTAAACTGCCAGGTGCATACATGTCCAGTGTGCGAATATGTTCAGCAATAGCATCCACTGCGGCCCAAACTTCAGCATATAGGTTGCCCAAAAAATCATGATACTGAACAAAACTGGGACCTTCTACATTCCAGTGAAAATTTAACGCCTTTAGTGTAAAAGCAAAGCTGTTGGCCAATGCTACTTTAAGTGCTTGTTCTAAATTCATCTTATTCCTCTTTCAAACTCAATTCTTTATCCAGTTGGGTTATTTTGAAATCGCTGAGCTTATCCAGATAACCATGATTTCTGAGTATTTTGAACACCAGATTTGCAGTACCAAATTCTCCAGTGCTACTCAGGCCTTCTTTGCGGTATTTGCGTAACTTACTCATCAACTGATTGGCTGACTCTAGATCTTGGTTCTGAACAGACCGATTTATGGCTCTGATATATTCACGCAATTTACTTTTTACATCCAGATGATTGATGCTGGCTTTGATTCTCTTGGGTTCTTCAACCCACTCATCACGCTGGATGCTATAAACTCCTGCACTGGTGTGTGGATCATCAACGAACTGAACATAAAGTTCCACAGGCTGACCTTTCACTGTAATGTTATGCTGTTCATTGAACAGATTTTTCTTGGCATCTACATACTTTCTTAATATAACTTTTTCTTTTTCAGACGCATTGACTATGATGTGCAAATCCAAATCACTATATTTGGTGTAAGTGTATGCAGCATTACTTCCGCTCAATGTGATATCTTCAATATTGAGATCTGGTAGATCCAGGTATTCCACAAATGCTTCTGCAATATTGGATAGTGCAGACAACACTTCTTTTTTCAGTGTTTTATCTGATTCCCACAAATTGGGATTTAACTGATTGTGAAATTGTATGTCTTTGCTAAAGCTCACAGGGTCATTCATAATGATATTTATGCATTTTTAAATAAATACTTGAGGAGTTTGTTATGACCAGAATATGGATTTTTTATCTTTTATCAGTTGCTTCAATCTGGGGCCAATCCAGAAATCAAGCGCCACCATTGCCACCAGATGCATGCGTAAATCAAGCACCCTGGGGCATACCCAATTCCAAATCAGCAGTGCAAGTAATTTGTCGCAAGGGATATATAACAGCTAATGACCTTAACGCACGTCTACCCAAATGGGTTAGTTACACACTTACCCCTCCCAACGCCCTAGGGTGTATTCCAAGGACCAATGCGTTTGCTGTGGATCAGAGCCTACCCCCGTATCAGAGAGCAACTCCTCAGGACTACGCTGGAACTGGTTATGACATGGGTCATAATGCGCCTGATGGGGACATGAGTTGGGATATGCAAGTGGAACTGGAAAGTTTCCTGATGAGCAACATGATGCCACAGTTGCCTGGATTGAATCGTGGTATCTGGAAATTACTGGAAACCGCAACTCGAGGGTGGGCCGTACAAAGAAATCACACAATACAAGTAGTAAGTGGTCCGGTATATTTCTACACCAATCCCACTATTGGCGCCAATCGAGTAATAGTGCCTCATGCGTTCTACAAAGTGATACTGGATACTCAAACCAGAGAAGCCATGGGCTTTATGTTTATGCACCAGGGCGGTCAGGGCAATGATTTGGTCAAAGTCAGAAAAAGTATTCTGGAGATACAACTGGCCACTGGATTGGAATTTAAGTTTCCTCCCAACAGTGTTGAAGTTCCTCTGAATCAGATTTGGCCCGTGGACTATGGTGCTTTAACTAATTCCAAAAGAGCTGTTTGTAGAACCAATTGATTTCAGAAAAATGCCCAAGGTTTTTGAATCCTTGGGCATTTTCTTTACTTGATTTCCAGTACGTCAGTGGGCTTCTTATAAGCCGATAGGTCTGGTTTGCGGAAACTTTCGGTATCTCCGCGGCTCTGACTAATGCCCGCCTGCTGTGGAGTACCCAACATAGCGCCCAAACGATCCGGGTCGCCCGGATAACGGAAGTGACCAGTGTGGTCCAGCTTGATACTGATGTCGCCCCAAATTTCGCCACCAATTGCACGCCAACGATCGCAGAATGTCCAGTCTTCACTGTTGTATTCCAGATCCTTGGTGATCATGGTGTCGAATAGTGCGTACATGAATGGATCGTACTTCTTGTCCAGACCAATGTTGCCAATGTACTTGGTCTCAGGATAGGCTGTGAACATCTTCTGCAAAACATCACGCTTGACCATCATAAATCCAGTGCCCAAACGAGTAAGTGGAATCAGATTATCAACTACCTTGATCTCACCATTTTCTCCCACATGGCTGGGATCAATGTTAACCACATAGTCAATGGGCAAGCTCTTCTTGGGATACAATCCACCCACGACGTCGCGATTGTGTAGTAGCAGCTGAAAAATATGTTCAGGCTGGAATCCAATGTCTGAATCAATAAACATCAGATGAGTGGCTTCTTTGTTTTCCATCATCTTGGCCACCAGGTTGTTACGACCTCGAGTAATCAGTGATTCGTTCACCATGGTGTCGATGCTGAAATTCATGCCAATTTTATTGGCATAGATCACAAACTTCAACATACTAACAAAAACGCTCTCAAAGAGCTGCCCTCCGTAGCAGGGGATACAAATTTGTGGATGGCATTTGCGCAAAAAATCCACTTGTTCAACTGTGATATTCATTTTTTCCTCTAGTTTCGAATAGTTTCAACCATAACAGTATTGCCTAACATCTCCTGTGCTACTGCTTCCAGGGTGGTTAGGAACTCGTTCGTAGCCAACTCAGGATCTTCTGAATTTTCTTTAACCAGTTTGCTGATTTTCAGCACAACACTTTCTTCATAAACTCGTGCCATAGTGCTATTATTTAACGGTGTCAGTGACACGGTAGATTTTTTTAATCAGGCCTGATGAAGACAAACTCAAAAAGGTAATCAGTTCTTCGTTGTTGGAGTAGAGATAATTGTTGAAAATATAATTAGTACCCCAATTCAAATCCTGATCTTTTTTGTTGATTACATTGGCCAAGCGGCCAGTCAGTTTGAGATGATGCTTGTTGGTTTCCAACATCTGCAGAAAAGGCTGATGATTTCTGGCTTCAAAATCCTTTAACAGTACTTTGAATTTATATGCACTAAGATTGGTGCCCACCGCAACTTCGCCAATATTCAGATGATCAGGCACTGCTGAGATTTTTTCAATTAGATCTGGCATGACTGACTCAAAGCTCAAAATCATATCAATCATCTCACTGGCGGCGTCCAGATCATCAAAATACATTATTATCGTCTGATGTTCATGTCGAAACGCAATCTTATTATTAAGTATCTTGCGTCCCAACATCAGCATCCAGGATGTTGATGGTTGCCAGTTTGCCTGATCTGTTGATGTTGAACTGTAGAACCACAGACTGTCTAGATCGTCGGGACGCCTCAGCGCAGAAACCAGCCTGGGGGCAAAACTAAATTTTATCTTTATTGATATGGAATATCTTTCGTGAACATGTTTTTTCTGAATTGAGATTTTGAGATCAGGGAATCTGTTCTTGAGTTTTGAAATCATTTTTGGATACTACCTTGAAGAGTTTATGAAAATATCCAGGCCATTTTAGATGTATAAAGGTTAGAGTTTGTTCGTCTCGAACCAAAACATGGTTACTGGAGCTTACTGAAATGTGAGTATTTGCGAGATGGGGGTCGCTTTTTGCATAATTGATTTGTTGTTTTAGCGTTCTGCACAATTTTGTTGAATCTTTCATTTGATTTTCAAAATCCATCAGATCGCCAAGACGGATCATTGTGCTTTTAAAATACAGCTGATGCTGATATTCTGTATTTTTTGTAAGCATTTTTTCGCCAACCTGTAAACTATCATCCACTGCTCGGACTTTTACGTCCATCAAAGTCATGATCTTCTTCAGTTCGTCCAACATGGTTAAACATCCCACGGCCTGGTCTGGGGTCAAAAACAAAGTCAGCTCGTCTATTTGTTTGATCCGGCAGATTGCTTTGTTTTCTTTAATCCAGTGGAAAAGTTGCCTAAGCACCTCGGCATTGACCATTTGGCCACGATATTTCATCACAGCATCAACTGGATGCTGTGATGAAACCCACTTCGAAGATCTATAGTTATATTTTAACGTATTATACAGAATAATAATACAAGGAGTTTTGATATCAATGGCCACTGGCAAATTGTTATAAAAATGCTTATTGGTCACTGATATCTGAAAGTTAGGAAACTGCTTGGTCAGTGTGGACCACATTGGGGTTATTCTCCAGTATCAGAAGCTGATTGTTTTGCCAATCCAACCAAAGTTTAGTACCAGTTGGGATTTCATCAAACAACAGCTTCTTGCTGAGTGGCAGCTTGATCAAATCATTGATCTTGCGGTATAGTGGACGGGCACCCATCTTGGGATCAACACCAACTTGGATAATGTGATCAATCAATGATTCTGTGGGCACAACTTCAACTCCGCGATCACTGAGTAACTCATTGATTTCCTTAACGAACTTGATCACAATCTTGCGGTAGCTCATTGAGTCCAAACTGTTGAACTTGCAGATTCCGTCCAGTCTGTTGCGGAACTCGGGCTTGAAGAAGTCCTTGATTGCAGCGCCGTCATCCTGTTTGGCCAAGTCCTGCCCAAACCCAATGTTGTTGCGTTCCATGTCAGCAGCACCCAAGTTGCTGGTCATCAGAATCAAACAGTTACGACAATCAGCCTTCTTGCCATTGCTGCCACTCACAAGACCATCGTCCATCATCTGTAACAGAACCTGCAACACGTCAGGGTGGGCTTTTTCAACTTCGTCAAACAGCAAAATACTATTGGGTTCTTTTTCAATATCACCCACCAGCAAGCCACCGCCCATCTTGCCGTCATCGTGCCCAACATATCCAGGAGGTGCACCAATCAGCTTGCTGATGCTGTGCTTTTCCTGATACTCGGTCATGTCGTAACGGTGAAGCTTCATCTGCAAGTTTTCTGCTAGCAGCTTGGCCAACTCAGTCTTGCCCACACCAGTGGGACCCACAAACAGGAAGCTGCCAATGGGCTTGGTGGGACTTTTGAGGCCTGCGCGGCTGATCAGAATCTTTTCAGTAACCGTGTCCACAGCACTGTCCTGACCATACAGTTTCTGCTTGATATCAACATCCATGTCACGCAACTGAGTACGCTTGGTCTGCGTCAGCTGGTCCATCGGAATACGAGTGGCGCGGCTGATTTCCTGCATGATTTCTGTACGGTTCACACACCAGCCACCAGCATCCTGCACCTTCTGTTTGGCACAGGCTGTATCAATCATGTCAATGGCCTTATCTGGCAGCTTCTTGTCAGTCTGATACCGTACGGTCAAATCCACAGCAGCGTCAATCGCCTCATCTGTAATTTTGCCGCCGTGGAAGTCTTCAAACTTGCTCTTGATCCCTCGCAGAATCAGCTTGGCTTCAGCTGGCGTGGGTTCATCCACTCCCAGTCGATAGAACCGACGCATCAAAGCACGATCCTTTTCAAAGCTCTGGCTGAATTCCTCCCAGGTGGTGCTGGCGATCACTTTGATTTTGCCTTTGCTAATGGCCGGCTTGATCATGTTAGCAAAGTCCGGGCCGCGATCAGCACCACCGCCTGCACCTCTCATCTGATGCGCTTCATCCACAAACAGAATGCACTTGCCCAGTGAGCTCAGACTATCTATTACTTCCACCAGTTTTTCTTCAAACTCGCCGCGATATTTGCTGCCTGCCACCAGAGTGCCGATATCCAGATTCCACACGGTCCAATCTCGGAGGTAGTTGGGAACTTCTCCATTCACAATGTTCAGTGCCAGACCTTCAGCCAATGCAGTTTTACCCACACCCGGATCGCCCACCAACAGCACATTGCTCTTGTTGCGTTTTGCTAGTACCTGGGTGATTTCAGAAATTTCAGTTTCTCGCCCAATCACTGGGTCAATACGCCCGTCCCGAGCTTGGTCGTTGAGATTTACACAGTATTTTTCCAGACATTCCAGTGCTTGTTTCTGATCAATTTCTCCGTGACCACTTTTATTTTGTTTGTGTTGCTGATATCTCTCAGCACAGAAGGGTTCAAATTTTTCTCGTTCTACGCCATACTTGAGTAGAATATAAGAGGAAAAACTGCTGGTTTCGTGCATAATGGCTGTGTATAGATTCAGCAACTGTAGCTGATCCTGGTTCTGAAACATAGCCTGACTAGCAGCCCGATTAAAAATTCGCTCCAAAGACGCAGTGCGAGTAGGAGTAGTATCAGGCGTTTTGGATTTTAGAGTACGATGATTCTCCAAATAAGTCTTGAGCTCTGACCCCAGGTCATCAACATCGACACCAAAATCTTTTAGTACCGTTTTGAAATTTCGGTAACAGATCATGCTATAAAGCAAATGTTCTGTAGTCACATATTGATGGTTCAGAGCGTTAGCATATTCCACGGCTTTACTGAGTACAAGTGTAATTTCTGGATTATCTTTTAGCAAAGTATTTTCCTTTAGTATTAATGATAGCAATTGTCGGTGCCATTAGTCAAAACAAATTAGCTCAAAATACTCTTTAGTTGCTCTTTTTGGTCATCTGTCAGTTTAGGTAACTCAATGTGAATTTTTATCATCATGTCTCCTCGCTGTCGACTAACACGAGTAAAACCACCCTGACCTTTGACTCTCAATATTGTGCCTGGTTGGCAAGCATCAGGTACACGGATTTCCAGATTTGATCCAAAAGGATCACGCACTGCGACAGAACACCCGATCCAGGCATCAACCACAGACAGTGTTTTTTCTGCATAAAGATCCCCGTTACGAAGTTCAAAATTATCATAGGGCTGAACACGGATTCGTACATAAAGATCGCCGGGTGGCAGTTTGGGGTTAATTGTACTACCCTGGCCACTGTATTTCACAGCATCTCCAGTTTGAGAACCAGGCGGAATAGTGATATTAACGGTGCGAGTTTTTCCGTTGTCATCGATCTCAATAGTTTTAGTGCATCCCTGAATATGCTCTGCAACTGTGATCATAATGGCGGCTTCAAAATTGGGATTCGCAGGTCTATACCCAAACCCCTGTGTGCTGAATTTTTCAAAGATTTCTTTAAAGAAATCTTGTTCATTGAAATTTGAGAAAGGATGTGAGTTCTGACTATGTGTTTGATTTTTTTGGGGATTGGTCAGCTGCTGATAAGCGTTTTGTATTTCCATAAAACGATCAGGATCACCACCTTTGTCGGGATGATGATCCTTTGCCAATCGTCTGTATGCCGCTTTGATTTCATCTGCTGAAGCAGTCTGGTCTATCCCCAGTACTGTCCATGGATTGGGCATGTTTACTTGTTGTCTGCTGCGTTCTTGGCTTCCTGAATTTCAGCTCTGCGAGCCTTGGCCAGTTTGCCCATGTCACCCAGTGCTTTGCGAGCACGAGCGGCAGCAGCCTTTACTCCCTTGCTTTCAAACTTCTCAGTTTCAGCAACATAAGTCTCATAAGCAGAAACAATTTGTTCATGTAGTGTCATTGATGTTTATACGCTCCTCTGAATAGTTATTTTGTTGAATACTCTGTGCTGAAAAATTCTCGCTAAAACCGTTTGGCTTTGGGAAATCCAGATTTGCTTTTTACTGGTGTGTCTGGAGTGGTATCCACACTGATGTTAATTTGTGGTTGTACATAGGGCTGCGGCGCTGGCTGTGCAACCGGTTGCGGCGTTGGTGTATATACTGGTTCACTGTAACCGGGATTTACGCCAGGGTTAGCAGGCATCTGGTTAAACTGTGGTGGTGTGTTTTGTATGGGCTGAGGGAACTGACCAGTGTTAAACTGATTGTTCTGCGGCGGCACATACTGTGGAATCAGTGGACCAGTTTTTGCGTTTGTATCCCAACTACCAGGCATTTCGGGCATTCCGCCAGTGTCGGTACCAGAAATTTTTTCCTGACCTCGGCTCCAAGCACTAACACCAATCACAGCACCCATGGCAATATGAAACATGCCGCCACCCTGGATGGTTAGTGGTTGCCACTGTATGTAAGGTTGGTGAGTTGCTACACTATAGATTCCTAACAGAATAGGCCCTAGCATGAAATCAAATAGAACAATAATAGCATAGTTCCAGGCCATAAGTGGGCGCCAGAGTTCTTTAAGATAGCCGTCCACGCTCTTGTATTTTTCGGCTCGTCGAGCAATTAAACCCATTGTAATTCTCCTTGTTTGAATTTTACCCTTGAGGCATTACTATGCCATTCTTAAATCGTTCCAGTGCAGCCACATACTGTACCATACTGTGACTGTCCACATATCCCAGTGTATCGTCAGTGGCTGCTCTTTTCCAAGCAGTGAGACGATCCCATTCTCGGTTGAATACATTATGGTTAGGTACCACGTTACCCCAACTGTTGATGTAATGCATTTCACCAAAATGCCCGTATCCCATAAGCACTCCAGGGCTACGAGGAACTATGTCCATATTATTGACCCAGCGATGATGTTCAATACCAGCACAAGTCAAACGACTGCCCAGCATACTAAATGCACGTGGCGCCCCATAGGTATAAAGTTTTTGTGGTTTAATCATTTCAGGATCGTGTAACATGCGCACAGCCATGATGCTGGCCATTGCTCCGCCCAGACTATGTCCAGCAAAAAACACAGGCTTATAACCATCTTCCAGGATGTGATGTTTTACTTCATCCCAAAGATTGTCCACGCTCTGGCGAAATCCTGCATGTACCATACCCAAACGAGGTTCTTTAGCGTACCAGACTTTGAGGTCAGCTATTGCATCACGTGGGTCAGATACTTCTGTTCCACGACATACCACAATGTTCTCGGTGCGATTTTCCAAAATGTATCCCTGAGAACCATTACGATCCAGGAAAGTTACATTGGTGTACCCTAGTTTTTTAAATTGTGGACGAGCTTCTTTGGGGGCTTGATAACACAGTCCACTTAACACTGCAAAAAACCAACTCTGTTCAGCAAAGGAAAGGTCTTTAACTCCAGGCATTTTTGATCTCCTTTTGGTATATTATATTTACACCATTTGAGACCAAAATAGTATAGTGTTATTTCTTCACATACTGTGGTATCAGTTTAGCCAGCCGTTTTTTAGCACCAGCGGCTGGTTGAGTGTTATTGCTAATAGGATTGGCTGGTGGTGCAGCAGTGGGCGCGGATGCGGGTGTTTCGGCAGGTTTGGCCACAGGCGTTTCGGCAGGTTTTGTGACTGGTGTATTGGTTTGTGCAGCCTGCATCTGAGCTATTATACTGGCAGGAGGAGTTAGGCTTTCTGGATTATCCGGAACCCCATAGTAGCTCTTCAATGCGAAAATCACTGATTTTTGTTGAGAAACATAACCGCGTATCTTGGTCATGTTAATGCTTAGAGCTTCGTAACCTTTTTCATCCAGTGCAAAAAATACTGGTTGTAATCCACTGTCTTTGATTTTTTTCATTTGTTCCTGAAAGTTGGATTCCGTAACGATTTGCCACCGCATACCGTCCAGTTGTAGTGGTGGGATAGCAGGCAGATCAATGGGTTTTCTGTCAACCGGAGCAACTTGAACTTGAACTTTGCGACTAAAACAACTACTTAGCAGCAACAGGTTTAGGCTGAGCAAGCAGGTCAGGACAAAGTGAATTGGTGATTTTGCCATTGCGTTCTCCTTCGGATAGTGGACTGCCAGTTAATAGTTCAAAGCACCTCAATTGTTCCAACGTACCACGGTTTACTGCTCGTTCTATGGTGTCGGTTTTTTCTACCGCAGCTTTTCCTAATGTGGTTACTGCACCAGTGGCAGGGTCAGTTCTGGGTCCCAGTTTTGTTCTCATATCATCAATACTCTGCTGGGTTCGTTGCATTGCACGATTTACTTCGCCTCTGAGCTCAGTGGCTTTTTTGATGTCTTTTTCTATCTGTTCACGTATGGCTTTTTGCTGCTCTACTTCTATTTCTTTACGAGCAATTTCAGCAGCCTGTTCTTGTAATTTTTTCTGACTGCTGCGATAATAAAGCCAAAATCCCAGCATCATGACTGCTAGTCCAACACCCACAATAGCCATTAATTTTGCTCGCATGAACATAAGAGATCCTTTTAGATACCAGCTAGATTTTGTAATTGCTTGAGATCCTGGTCTTCCACAGGTGCAGTGGATACTGGTAACCCTGCTGCTGTTTTAAGATCATCAATGGGTTTTTGATAGCGTTTACGATATTCTTTAGGGCTCAGCGGGACAATGTTATCAAAATTTTCTTTGGTGAAAGGCTGGTACTCTTTGTCTTTCATAAATTTGAATTTCCACTGGTTGGGATTAATACCACTGGCTGCTTTGAGATCGCTGAGTATCTTGTGTATTTTTTCATACATTGTGGTTCTTCTAGCCAGTTCCATAAACACCAGATAACGGTTGATACTGATCTCACTATTACTGATATCAGCATCCAGAACAAAATCATAACCACGTTCCAGAAAATCCACCAGGTCACTTGCAGCAACTTTGTCATCCACTGTGAAGCTGATTACACAATTTTTGTCATCACGACTCATTTTGCTTTTGTATTCATCCACATGAATCCAATTTTGCAAAACATTTTCCAGATCGCCCACTTCAAAACTTTCAGTTAGATGTTTCATAATCCCAAACCTCCAGTTTGCTCTTCTCCAGCGGCTCCTTGCATTTCGTCTGATACCTGCTGATCCACTTGATCGCTGTTGACACCCTGTTTGTCCAGATCTTTCTCGTATGCAGCATCAATGTCATCCAGATCCACTGTGCTGTTTAGTACATCTGCCACACCGCGTTCAATGTCTTTGATCAAACTCTTGGGTAAATCAATGGTTACTAACCATATCTGCTTTTGTGCAATACGGGGTTTTTTAATACCAGGACGATAGTCATCAGCTGATTTAACCTCAATGGGGTACAATAACCAATCTTTGGACCACTGCACACGGGCTCCAAAGTTCAGTAATCGTTCAGCACCAGCTGGGTCTGGCATCATACCATAGGGCCACATAAACGTGCATTTTACACGATACTTGCCAACTTCAGGCCCCTGAACCAGCTCACCAGTCTTCCAGTTCATAAAAGCATACAGATTCATTTCGTCCAGCACTCTTTCAAAATCCAATAGAGTATTCAGAGAAGAGCTGGACATGCTCACTTGTTTTATGTTTTCAATAATTTCTTTCAGCTGAGTTGCCATCTTTTATTGCCTTCCATTTATTTATACTATCTGAACGAAAAGGCATACTGTTTACTTAGTCAAAATTTTCAGCAAAAACACATTGTGGTGAATATTTTTTCATATCGCTTAAATATCATAGACATCCACTAAATCCAGGGAGGACTTGATGTCGAAGAAAAGACAGCAACAAAAAGCGGCAACTAATGCCAACAACACGATCCAATTTGATCGAGTACAGAAAAATTCCCTTAATATTGTACCTCGAAACACTGTCCAAGAGGAATATTTGGACTTGCTCATGGACCCCACTAAGTATATTGTTTTTGCAGTGGGTCCTGCAGGTACCGGCAAAACTCTCTTGGCCATGATGGCTGGCATACAAGCCTTGCGTGATGGCACAGTAAAACGATTGATATTAACCAGACCAGCCGTGGGAGTAGAGGGTGAAAGCCATGGTTATTTGCCTGGTGACCTCAATAGCAAAATGGCACCATGGACTCAACCACTGTTTGATATCATCAGAGAATGTTATGATATGAACCAAATTGAACAAATGATCCAGAATCAAACCATTGAGCTAGCACCTCTGGCATACATGAGAGGTAGAACTTTCAAGAATGCTTGGGTAATAGCTGACGAGATGCAAAATGCCACACCTGCCCAAATGAAAATGTTGCTTACCCGCATTGGTGAAGGTAGCAAAATCATACTCACTGGTGATCTTGCACAAACTGATCGCAAAGCATCCCAAAACGGGTTGCTGGATTTTAAAACTCTAGTGTCTCAGATAGGAAAATGCCGCTTTGTGAGCGGAATTGAATTCAATTACAATCACATCGAGCGGCATCCTGCTGTTGCTGAAATTTTAAAAATTTACGGCGAAACTGTTTGATCTGAAATAGTCTCGGTATTTGGTTCCGCTGCTGGTTGTTGTGGATGTTCAACTGGCAGCGGACCAGACGTTTCGGGTACAATTTCATTACCTTGTTCGTCAACGGCCTTGATGCCCACGGCTGCAAAGATACGATCAAAGTAAGTTTGATAGTTCTTATAGAAATAGGCAAACACCATGTCAAAATCAGTGCCAATGCGATCAGCGACACTGCATTTCAGCATCTGCTGGCCAAAAATATCCAGCACCACGTTGTTTTCCCTGAGGTCTTTATCAGTGGGTTTGATCACGAAATTTACCGATTCGTCCCAGCGAAAATTTTCTTGGTCTAGAATATAGCCCTTTTCGCTGGTTCTTTTTGGGTCCCGAGGAACCTTGTAGTATTTTGCTAGTAGATACATAGTCTTCCTTAATTGATTTGTCCTAATTCTGTGAACATGGCTGCTACGTTGATTTCGTGATCAGCAACCATGCTGGCGTTCACTGCTGCTTTGCGTATAATCAAAATAGCCTGATCCTGTCCCTCTGGTGTTTTGCTCCATAATTCCAGGTTCTGATAAGCCCAGGTGATCAGTTCCTCAACATCATCTGCAGATATATTGTTGCATATCAGATTACGAGCTTCACGAATTTTACCACTCTTGAACAAGTCAGTAGCAGTGATACGATAATCCGCAGTGCCAGTATGAGCTTCTTTGCTCAACGTCAACTGGCCGTTTATGGTATTCATTTGACAAATGTTGATGCATTTTCTAAGATCAGGAAACGTGGCTTTTACATAAGTGTCTAGAATATCTAAAGTTTGTTCAGTAAACTCCACGTTTTCATTGATAAGAATTTCTGCTATGCGTTGAGTGAACCCAGTGATGTTGAGTTTTTCAATATGAAACCCCTGACACCGACTTTTGATAGCTGGCAAAATTTTGTGCGGAAGATTGCAGGTCAAAATAAATCTAGCCGTGTCAGCATGAGTTTCCATGATGTTTCTCAAGCCAGCCTGTGCTGGCTGACTCAAGTGATCGGCTTCTTCCAGCAAAACCACTTTGCTGGGACCAAAGGGCATAGTGCTCACGAAGTTCAAGATATTGGTTCTGATATTTTCAATACCAGTTATTGCACTGGCATTGATTTCCAACATATCATAGGGATGTATGTTTATAGCACCAATCAATATTCTGGCCAGTGTGGTCTTGCCAGTACCTGGTCCTCCGCTAAACAACAAATGGGGGATCTGTTGATCCTGTATCCAATTTTCAATCTGAAGTTTCTGCTGCTCACCAGCAAACACATACCCCTCAAGTGTCTTGGGGCGGTATTTTTCTACCCATAGATCTTTCATGTTCTTATTTTATATATTCCTTCTGATTATCGATGTTTAAGAGTCCAGTACGCAACTGCTTGACTTATTATTTCTTTCAGTGAGGGATCTCGCTCACTATCCACCAACATATCCAACAATTCTACCAATTGGAATTCTGTGTACTGGTTTTTATTCCAAAACGAAGAACGCCTTATTCTTATGGTTTTGCCACCATCGGGACTTTCGTATATAAGTTCTTTGAGGTGAGTGCTGCGATCGTGATGGCTATTCATGTTCTATCTTATATATTATACAAGTGGCGTTGCTGAGATTTTTTGTATTAGATTTTCAACCCCATCTCAATACAAACATAGTAGCATACCGCTCATTACTGGTTATCAGTGTTGGACAACCGTTTACAATATCAATTAGCCATTGTTCATGCTGATCAAAAGTTAACACACACCAATCAACTATTTCGATTACTGAGTTGGATTTATTGGATGAGATTATATATTTTTGCATCTACTGCTAGCTCCATCTCAATGCAAACATGGTAGCGTATTGTTCATTATCAGTGCTTATGAACCATTCTTTGCGGCTACTTATTCCTTACCAGTCTATCCACCATGATTGTTTATCAGCAAAATTTTCACAACACCATTCAGAAACTTCACCCAGCTTGCCTTCCCAACTGTATGCATCAAATTTTACAATTTGGTGTTTGTGCCTTATATTAGGCACTTTACTCGGCATCGTCTGATTCATCGTCTTCGTACTCCTCAATCTCCCAAATCTCATCATCTTCGGTCTCATCATACAAACGATAGTATTGTTCGTAAGGGTTCAAAATTCGCATGGCATAAGATGGTAAAGTTAGTGTCAGCAGCGTTATATCCGTATCCTTGTAGAATTCACTGATATAAAAGTTGTTGCCGCAAATGCCTTTAACCAGCAGGATCTTGCCCTGTTTGAGCTGATGATTTTCAACGGCTCGATTCACACTGTCTGCATACAAGGCGCCATACAAAACTCTGATGGGCGGTTTTTTATACTTGAGACGAGCAATGTCATTAGAGGTAGGTTTGGTAATTGTTGCACAATTATCTTGATCAATACGCAACACACATTTGCGAATTTTGATGCTGCCCTTGGTGTGATTGGAGTCAGGTGTTTCTTTTGTGCTCCAGGGCATTTCGCAAGAGACGTGGTTAACATAATAAGAACGCCCACGTGCCTTGATGGTCCACATTGGGATAGTTGGGTCTTCTAAATGTTTCTTGTTGAAATGAAAAATCAGGTCATTTGCAAGTAGTTCGGTAATCTACGTCATATTATTCTCCTAGTATATCAAAAATGTTAGCGTATTGATATTTATCAATTTTTAACCCTTCCCAAGACCATTCAAATACTGTTCGTTTATAACACCATTCTAACCACACACGCTTTTTAGAAATAGTAGTGACAGGGTACCATGCGAACCATTTATTCCATTCAGTTACACAGCCATGATAGCTTGATAAATCATACATAAAAATAGTTGGTGCGCCCGGTGGGACTCGAACCCACGTCCCGGGGTTTTAGAGGCCCTGCTACACCCTACAGCTTCGGGCGCACTTTAAATTTTATTGCCAATCCAGTGGCAAAATCAAGTTGGGAGGCGGAGCATGAAACAAAGCTCGGATATAAGCCTCAGGATAATCAGCTAGCCCGCAACCCACTTTGGTCAGCAAAAACGTCAATTGAGGATTTTGGTAACAAAACTCGTACAGCTTGATTACGGATGCTGCAAGTTCCTCCCAAGTGAGTTGATCCAACCTTCCGTTAAGTGTGGGGAAAGCATAACACTGTCCGGTTAACCCCTTGCCTACTCCCAACTCAGCACCCCATTGGCGATGTGCCTGCAGGGCGGCGCCTGCACCATGCCGCCCTGCCGTATTGGAACCGAACACAAAGATTTCGTTCGGTTCCAGCTGAGTGATTACTTCAGCTTGAGGCATTGTTAGTTGCCCTGACCTTCCGCTTCGGTGTTGGCATTTTCCTGCACTGCCGCAGTGAACGCTTCAGCCGGATCCACGCCCAGCTCGCCAATCACTTCGTACCGGCAGCAGCGGCCCTTGGTGTCGCCGTAGTCAGCGGGAATCGAAACCACATCGCGAGGATTGATCTTGAGGATCATCACCCGTTCGCCACTAAAGTGATTCAGATAATCCTGACTGCAGAAGTGCAAGCCAGTGCTGCAGGTGTGATCCTTGTCGTCATCCACCTGGTTGCGTTCCATCTCCACCGTCTTGCCCACGCTGTTGTCGAAAGTACCGCTGTACACATCCTTGTAGTCTTCGCGAACTTTCTTGTAAGCCAAGAAGTGTCCGTCGGAAGTAATAGGCAGCTGGCCCTTTTCCAGGAAACCGTACAGCTCAGTCACAGCTCGCTTGCTGGGGTTCTGCATAAGGTTCTCCATGAAGTTAATCATGGGCTCAATGGGGAAGCCTTCCTGGAACATCTTGATCAGGCGCAGAGCCAAAACATTGTGGAACTCCTGATCCTTCCAGAACATCTTGTCGCCCTGGATGCTGATATTGCCAGCACCGTAGTTGAGCACGATCTTCTTGGGTTCAACCAGGTCCTGAACCTGCTGCCAGTCGTTGGCCTTGATGGCCTCTACAATCTTATCGTAGGCAATATGCGCCCGATTGATCGTGTGTGAATTAGTCCCAATCACAATCACAATGTTGGAACCCTGAATCAAATATGGAAAAGACATAAAATCTCCTGTTGTGTGTATTTACTTCTGGTCGATGAGGTTAATATATTCCACCACTGCTTCGAAGTCCATACGGAAATCGCAATGAACGTAACGCAATAGAGGATAACGTTTGAGCACTTGTGCAGCTTCTTTCTTTATCAACTTTATCTGCTCTGTCACGGGCGACTTAATTCCAAAAATTTGGAACAAATCGTTTAAGCTGTTGCCATCAACCACGCCTTGATCTTTAAAGTTCAGCTTCTCACTTAATTGACGATAAGCACTGTTGGGGCTCAACTGATCTGCTACACGTTTATTGTAGCAAAGTTTTTCGTAGCAGTCAATGGATTGTCTAAACAAATTCCCAACCTTCTTGGTGTCGAACGTTGTGAGAGACTCAACCATAAACTGTTCAAGATTGATCCAATTGGGCATAGCCTGAACCTTGCTGAGATCAGCCTTCCGAACACCGTAGATATTCAGTGTGTTAAACAACCCAGATTTCTGTATTTTGTCGTAGAGCATCTTGATGTCAGAGATTTTGAAATCGCTGATCACTTCATAGTTGCTCAAGGGCATATAATAAAACTTGGCGTCGGTGTCAAAACTTGCCAAGTCACTAGTTGCCTGCCAAACCAGTTCCCTTCGAGCAGAATAGCTGCCGTGGTTGCGTGGTTGCAGCATCAAAATAGTCACATTGGATGCTCTGGCTTTGCGCTCTTCTTGATCCAACGAACTGACTTTCTGGATCTGTTTGGCCTGTGGATTGTAGATTGCATCATAGAACGCTTGAACGTTCATGGGTTTCTTACGATCCAACGGATCCAGGACGAAGAACGTATTGCGGATATTGTTTTTTCGAGCATGATACTGAGTGCGCTGTAAGGCTCCAACTTTGGTATCATTTTCCACAAACATATGTCCAGGGTCGATCTCGATGTTCCAACGTTTTATGTTTTGATTTGTATTATAATCATACTCATTGCTGGCTTTCAGCCTGTTTAGAGTGCTATAGTATCCAGCTGACCGAAACGACGACAAATTGATGTTCCATTCAACCAACTGGGTTTCACTGAGCTTTATGATCTTGGAAACGAGTCCACGTGTCCAAGAATAAGCAGGATGAGGATTTCTTGTCAGATATTCTACTATCACTGAACGCCATAGTTTGTGTCGACTCTTTTCCTGTAGTAGTTCGAATCGTTCCCAAACATTATCCACACACCCAACACTCTGAACCAGTCGATCAAACAGTGCTGAGTTTAGCTGTTCCAGTCGTTGGCGAATATTTTTGATAGTATTCGCGTCGTAACTGAGGCCCTCACGGCTGGCTTGAAAATCCAGTTCCCCGATGTTAAATTCAAGTACCAGATTGCAGTTCAATAACTCGGACAGATGCTTCAAATTTTCTTGTGCATTGGGGATCTGAATCGGATAGGCAATGTTTCCCATGACCGCATAACAAGCGCCTTGACCGACGCCGTGATACACTGAAGCTTCAAAAAGGTGAACACCTGGAATCAAATTTTGTTCAACGTATTTTACTTTGTAATCCGTCACATACTGGGCAAAATGATCGTTGCCGTAAACCTTTGGTATCAGCTGAAACCAACTGTATACATCTACTGCTTCGTCGCGGAACTTGGAAAAGTCTTGACCATTTACGCTGAACTTGATTTCCACGCCATTGGGTTCATCAGTCTGCATGCTGCTCATCAGCGCGATGCTGGGTACTCCCTGCTCGTTAATAAAAGCAGTGTATACACCACAAACACCATCCTTTACCGCAGTCACTGTGAAGTTGTCAGTGTAGCTAAACGGACTCTTGCTGCCCAACCCCAGTGCGCCGATAAATTCGTTGCTGGTGGTCTTGGTACTTTCGAAGTAGGTGGTGTAGATATTGGTCACTTGATCGTGATTCAAACCCACGCCATAATCCCGGATACTAAACCAGGGCTCAAACCCGTTGGGCAGGTGAACATCAAAAGGAAGGTCGGGGCAACCAGCAGCCACGTGACTGTCAACTGCATTGCAGCTGAGTTCGCGGATGATAGCTCGAATCTTGTTCGCATACAGGCCACTGCTTAAAATTTGGAAACTTTTTGCCGTCGCTTTGATAGCAAAATTGTTCACTTGAGCGACGTTGCTGAGTACTGCATTATTTTCAGGTGTGTTGTTGATAATCATGTGTTTTTAACCAACCAAGGACAATTTCTTTTCAATCATCTTCTTTTCCAGTGCAGCAAAAATTGCTGGGAGAAACTTATCAGGAATTGAAATTCGATTACAAATTTTTCCATCGCTGTCGACGCAGCGAATATCTGTCATACCCAAAGCGTCTGCATCATCGCAAACTTCAAAACGGTCACCGGAATCGTCGTCCCAAATTTTATAACAAACTTCCGTCGTAATTCGCGCCATTTGTTTTCCTTGTGTAGTGTGTGTTTTCTGCTACTCTTTTAGTATAGCAAATTGGGCAAGCAAATGCAACCAAATTGTTTACTATTTGGAGATGACGTACCAGGTCAACTGTTCAGGCAGAATCTTCACCAGCTGAACAGGGTATTGCATTTTAGATCCAGGATAGCTGTTAATTTTAACTCGAATTTGCTTGGGAGTAAATTTTTCAATTACCCCAACATCGTACGAACGATATCCGTCCTGAATTAAGATAACATGATCGCCAATGGCCAGCTCTTGATTTAAGAAATCTTTCATCGAAACTGTCTCCTGTGTGCTGTGTTACTGCTACTCTTTTAGTATAACAGTTTGGGCAATCTGGGTCAACCAAATGCAAATTTAATTGCCTTTGGTTTTCAACAGTTTATACAGAAACGTCGAATACAGTTTCTTGTATTTCGTAACTGTACCCATTGAGGCCGTCCAGTTTACGACGTTCCTGTTCGCACTGAACGTAGAATTCAGCTTTTTCGCGATAAGCAAACACTTTGTCAAGGTTTTTGTACTCTTTATTTTCATAAAGAGGAGAGTAGATTTCAAATACAACCCAAACTGGTGTCATATTGATCCTTTGTTTTCAACAACTTACACAGGGCGGCTGATCTGGTCCAAAATGGCCCACAGATTGCCCAGTGCAGGGTACTGGTTGATATGATTTGCGTTGTAAAGAGCATTTCGGAACTTGGGGTACTCAGCACAGTACTTAGAGTACATGCTGCTACCCTGTTTCTGGCTGTAGCGAGTGTTGGCAATGCGGTCCGCAACCTTAACAATCACAGCCAACGGATTGGCTGCAATTTTGGGGTAGGTGCGTTCAGCACGTTCCCGGCGGTTCTTGCCCAGTTCGTTGGTAACGTCGTACACCACATCAGCTGTGGCTTCGCCCACTTGGTTCTTCAGGTCGTTGTAGGTGATAGAGGTGTCTTCCAGCAAATCGTGGCAAAGAGCAGCCTTCATAATCACGTCGTTGTCGCCAAACAGCGGCAGCAACACGTTGTACACATCCATCAAGTGTACTGAGTAGGGCTGGTTGTCGTAAAACAAATTGCGTTGAGCGTGCAAATTGCTGGCGTAGTCTGCGGTGTTTTGATGTTGTTGTTTCATTGTTCTTTTAGTATAGCAAGTTGAGCGGGGTTAGTCAACCAAACTGCAAAGTTTTAGGGCAGATATTTTTTGAAGACCTTGTAAGCAAGTTCCTCTACACGATCACGACGCCGCCAGTAAGCAGTCACAAAATCAGGAGAAGGCACTGCACGAAGTCTACGTTTCCACATAGCAACACTATAACAGCTATATTGTTCGGCCGCTGCTTTGGCGGTATGGTACCACCGGCCATTGATCTTAACCGACGGGCGATTTTGAATGGTGATTTTGTTTTTCATTTTCTTACCATTCTTTGCGATCAGTACACTCGGTGTAGCCAGCCATGTACTCAGCCACTCCTTCTGCCGAAGTGACCAGCACTTCTTCTCCGCAGTGGGTGCCCTCAGGCCACCAATGTGGTTTGGGTTCACGCCCATAGTAAGCGTCAGCGGCACCGCGGTCATAAAAGCCACCGTGCCTGTTACGGTCAAATTGAGGAAGCGTTGTGTTTTCCATTACTCTTTTATGATAGCAAACAGGCTAAAAATTGTCAACCAAATTTAAAAATCACAAAGGCCGACTTTTAGTCGGCCTTTGGGTGGTTATTCAGTTGTATCCAGTATGGTTTGGTTATAGGAAACCAGTCCGCAAACCAAACCATCCTGGGGTTAAGGTTGGAGGTTAGCCCAGCTCGGCGCTGAGCACACGCTCCCAGCGAACGCTGCGCCATTCGGACTTCTGGGTGTCCCAAACAGCCTGCATCTGATCATTGCTGCGAGCAGCCTTGG